AATAGTGGGCCAACTGTTGTGAGCTTCACCTAACCAACCCCCTAGGTTATTATACCAATCGGGTCTTGCCTTACTCATAGGAGTAGGCGGAAAGTATTTCTCTACGTGTGGGTCGCCTGTGATAAATTTAATCTTCATTTGAATCTTTTCTTATAGTGCATAGTTTTAGCATAACCATCTGCTTGTGCGTTACATATTGTATCTTGTTTCATTACACTAGTATCTATCTCTACATCCATGTTCCACTCTTCTCTTCTGAAAGGTATTATTTGTGCTACAGGTTCTCCTGCTCGAATAGTAAAGTTATCAGCAAACAACTTAGCAGGCCAATTATGCCACGGAACGTCTATCACATCTGTATCTATAATTGCTGTCATTACTTCGAATCGATCTTCACTATGATAGTAAGGCTTTTGTATTAAACAACTATAGCCCGGGGGTGTTTTAATTTGCCAAGGTACACTGATTACCATATAGTCTTTCGGCTCGCCGATTGGACATTGAATATGCGGGTGTCCTTCTTGTTCGTTAAACTCGTTCCATCCTTGTGGGTATCGTCTATCAAATCCTATCGTACCCTGTCCAAAGTTTGGTTGTGCTGTTATTTCTTGATCAACAGCGTTAAACATAATATAGCCTGTATTCATTACATCAAACACAGGCATACACTTTTTAATACTTGGAAATGTTTTTTCTTCGTCTACGTATGTGTCTAAGTTAGAATACCAGTTGGGCTTAAATGTACTTGCCGGTACAGGAGCATATTGTGATGCTTCTTCTTTGCCACATACAAATGTAATGTTCATAGTACAGTTGATGGGCCTTTGACCTCTCTTATAGTAGACCAAACATGTGCTGAATAACCTTTACCGTTAGTGTCACCGCCTTGGTTATCTAAATCAACACCATCGTATTCCATACCGTCAACAATGTCTTCACCATTAGGATATTCATTACAATAAACTTTTAGTTTCTTAAGATCAAAATCTCCTACTGTTTCAATTATAGCATCAAAGAATGTACCTTTTTCAGCTGAGTACATTTGTACAACATAATCACCTTGGTCTTTATAATTATAACCTTCGCCACTATCTGTTAGTTCTAACTCGTAGTTAGATTCTTCTTCAAGTTTATTAATATTATCTGATAAGTTGTCATCTTCGAATTCAATACTACGAACATGTTTAGAACCATATTCAGGACCGTCAACTTCTTCTACGTCAATACGAGCGTTACCATACTCTACACCGTTTTGATGACAGTACTCAGTTGGTGATTCATACCACGTTGATTTGTAGTCATCCTTACCGTAACTTGTTAGAAAGTCTGCTTCCTTTGGAATTTCTTTTATATCCTCATACTCAGCATCTTCTTCTTCCTCGTTAATAAGATATGTTACAAGATCATTATCATAATGTTCTTCGGTATGTGTATTCCAAAAGTCAAATGCTTCTTTAGTTAAGTTCATGTATGCGGCTTCGCCTCCATACCCCCAAAGGGAAATTCGATAAAAGCGTGGACCTTTGAGTGTTTCTACTAATTCTGTTTTTTCTTCTGAGGTGGCCATGTTAGCTCCTTTGTGTTAAAGTGTATATTCAAAATTTTGACAATCGGTGTACTTGCCAATTAGTTTAGCACCATTTCGTAAATGAAATCGTTCTGCCATTTCTGTTAGCGGACTGAGTGTTACTATCCTACTAATATTTTCTACATCTGCCGCGGAACGTAATTCGTTAATAATTGTTCTACCTGATCCTTTACTATAACTCCATACTGTATACGCAACTAGTATATCGCCTGTTGGACTTGTAAATTCTTTTAATTGCTGTTCATTAGTAGGAACTTCTGTACACAATGCTGTACATATAATTGCCTTTACTTGATTTTCTTCTTCTAGTACATTGACTACACATCCTGTCCTAGTTCTGTCAGCATAAGAAATATGAGGACGAACAGGATCGTCTTTTAGTAAGTGTTGTTCTGCTTCAAGTAATGTTCTAATCAATCATCGTCTCCTGGTAAGTTAGCTAAAAATGATCTTAGTTTAGTAGAGTCTGCCTCTGCTTTAACTTTTCCAATACCAGAACCTTGACTAGGATCTGCGTTTGGATCTGGTGTTGTTCCTCCACCACGTTTAATGCTATTCAAAATACTACTGCCTCCGCCTTGTGGTGCGTTACTATAGCTGTCATCATCTTCATCACAATCACTAATACGTAATGTGTCTAAGTCAAATTCTAAATCAATCTTTTGTCCTACACCACCCGAGTTACGTGTCTTCATTAACTGTAGTTGATAGCGTCCACGTTCACGCATTGCTCTACTTGTAAAGATACCAAACACGTTATCTGCTGTCTGGATCTTACTAAGTCCACCACTGATGTGCGAGTGATCAAATTCAATTTCTTCTACAGCACCTCTGTTCAACTGTGCCGCTGTAACAAACACTGTGTTCAATTCCATTGCTAGGTTACGTAGTTCTTCACTTACGTACTTGTCTTTGATAAACAAGTTCTCAGCACTTACCTTTGTGCTTGCTGGCATCAACAAGTCCAAGTAGTCAATCAATAGTACGTCTACTCTAGTACCTGTTTTAATTTCATATTCTTTAATGTAACTGCGTACATCATTTGCTGTCTTACCACTAGGCATATACTTGACTTGAAACTTACCTGACTTCTTGCCAATCATCTTAACTTTCATTTCAACGTCATCAATGTTCTTAAACACATCACGACTTGGAATGCCTGTTACCATACTATCAACACGCATACTAACTAGTGCTTCACTAAGTTCTAGTGTTAAGTAAATTACGTTAAGACCTTTCTCAGCCATGTTAACACCAATGTTAGCCAAGAACAAACTCTTACCTGCTCCTGATCCACCTGCGAATATATTCAGTTCACCTCTATTGAATCCACCAAACAGTTTCTTATCAATTGCTCCCCAACCTGTACTTACTTGTCCATTAGTACTCTTAATACCTTCTAGTCTTGCTCTAGGATCAGCAAAGTAATTTGTACCCAAGTCTTTTTGTAGACCAATCTGTACAGCCTTCTTTACTATGTCTTCGCACTGTCCATACTCACCCTTTTCAAGTAAGTCAGCACTCTTAAGGATTGCGGCCTCTAGTGCTTTGTGTTTACTAAATGTTTCAAACTCTGCTAGTAACCAATCATAGTGACTTTCGTTTAGTTCACCTGTGTGCTTTAATACATTATCACCGTGTAGCTCACTTGCCGCATTGATCATATCAAGTGTAGGCAATGTATTAAACTCTGTAACATAGTTACTTAAAAACTCTGCCGCCGGCTTTAGTCTTCTATCAAAACTATTTGGATCAAACACAGCCTGACACCTAACAAAACTCTCTGCGTCTTGTAGCATCATTTCTAGATACACTTTTTGTATATCATATCCGTAGTCTGTATTTTGTCTAGTTTCGTTCATAAATTATCTTCTCTAATTCTTTTAATATCTCTGTATAATCTAACACAGCTTTTAGTTTTTCCTCTTGTGTTGTATCACCTTCTACAACTTCCATCATTAACGGAAATTGTTCTGTAAGCCTTTTGTTTATTATACGCTCTGATACCACTGTTTGTCAACCTTTATTTTGGTTTGTGTTTTGGCTAATACAGCACCTATACAACTACCTGGATCACCCGGATTCTTTGGTACATACACACTATTCCATTGATTCTGTATCTTGTCAACAGCATCTTTATTAAGTGCGCCACCGCCTGCTAGTGCTATGTGCTTTGCTCCTGTTCGTACTTTTGCCCAAATACTAAGAACGTTTACAGCGTATTCAAATATTGCTTGTGTAGCCTCCGCTATATCATACATGTCTTGTTTTGTATGTAATTCTTTTCTCCACCACATACATCCACGATGTAAGTTATGCTTCATCTTAATATGTTGCGGATTATTTCTTGTATGATCAACATCTATTAATTCTTTACGTATTATATGAGCTAGGCGTTTAGCATTACCTTTCTTTGCCCATTGTGCTACTAAGTATTCGTCACGTTGAGGAACTAGCCCCATACGTTGTGTCATAGCACTATAAAACAATCCTAAACTGTGTGGATAACTTTGACTGTGTATCTTGTTTAATCTATTGTCCTTACCGTGCCACACTGTTAATGTTTCAAACTCTCCAATGCTATCTAAACATACTACAGCACAATCATCATGAGGCTGTGTGTAATAAGCATAGGCCGCATGTGATAAGTGATGTTGTGTGTATTCAATTTTACAAGATATATTCCATTGCGAGAGATATGATCTAATATTGTTTTCTTTATACAACCAACCTTGACCAGCACGCCATTGTCTAAATGTTTTAAGCAACGGACGTTCATACCAAACAACTTTATTAGGCCTAGGTAACTGTTCTGTAATTGTAACATGCTGTAGCATCTCCCAATTAAAGTCAGGGTCATTAGAAATCTTAGAAAAGTCTTTCGATTGTCCTGCCCACAATAGTTCGTTATTATCAAAGACTGCTAAACTAGCATCATGACTGTTGCCAACCATTCCCCATTTAATCATTAAATTTTGTCCATAGTTTATGTAATACGTAAAACCAAACACCATTGATTGCCGGCTCAATTAAAGCAACTGTTCCTGCTTCCCATAGACTTGCTCCGGTCATTATACTAACAACAGCCATAGAAATTACAATATGACCTAATGTATAAATCAATGCTAGTGTAAGGCTGTTGTTTTTAAATATGCTACCTATGCCTTTTGTAAATTCAGTCATCAACAGTTAGTTCTCCTATTTGTAAATAAACGGGTCACGTTTTTGTAATTCTTTAATTTTTTTCTTTAACGCTTTTTTGCGTTTATAATTTGTATAGGGACTTTTTATTTTTTCCCAAAGTTCTTTTAACCAAACCATTTCTTTGCTCTCAACCTTATTTTTAACGGAGACGATTCACTGTTTACAGCGATACTATGTAAAGTATACAATCTTCCATACATACCTACAGCATCTCCTATGTCATTAATACTATCATTCCAATCTGGCATCGATACGTGCCATCCTAGTTCAATAGCCTGTTCTACTAACTTACTACCTGCGTCATCTCTGTCAGGAACTACTATTACATCTTTACTTAACCGATTGATGAGTAGTGCCTGTTGATCTTTGATTTCGCTACCTAGTAATGCTACTCCGTCGATATGTAAAGCATCAACTGGTCCTTCGCACACGATAGTAAAGATCTTATTATGACCTTGCTCATCTAATCCGTATACAAAGCCAGGCTGTTGCTCACTCATATATTTAGGTTGTTTGTCTGCTACTGTTCTAGCAGTCCAACCAACAATACGTTTTTCATAATAAAAAGGAATTATAAGTCTATCACGATATCCTAAACTAGGTGACCAGTAGTAATTAGTGTCGTCTAAGTTCATTCCACGCTTAGCCATATACTCAAGAACTGCTACACTATACTTGTTGAATTCTGTTATGTCCGCAATTTTAATAGCATCATCTGGAAGTGGTACATCATTAAATTTAGGTATGTCTAGTATTTGTTTCTTAACAAAGTCATTCTCTTGCTCTGCCATAACCTGTAGTGCCAGTTTGTTAATAATGTCATCAGGACAATTTAACCATTGTAATAGCTTACGCATTTTATGACTTAGGTTTCTGCCCTTTTGCCAACTTGCTTTGTAACCACAGTTGAAACAATGATAACTTACTCCACCTTCGCCGTTAGATATTAATCCACCACGCTGTCTTGTGTCAGCACTATCACCATTATGAATACAACAGGGAGCGTTAAAACTAGTCCATCCGCTAGGAGTAGTCTTGCGCTTAGGAGGCAAGTGTGCCGTTACTATGTCAAATACACTATTCATAATACTATTATAGCATCACAACAATGTAATGTCAAGTGTTATTTTGTTAATTTAAATAAAATAAATTCTTCAGCATTTTCTGGTTGTATTGTTATAGCAGGATCACCTGACGGTGCTTGTTTGCCCACATACGTCCATTTATAGCCTTGTGCTATTTGCTCGTTACTTGTTTCAATAAATTCAGAATTGGCTGATGAGGCCATAGCCAGAAAGATGACTGTAATTAAATTTTCCATTATTGGATGCCCTTCTAGTTCCTTAACAGGATCTTATCGATACTACCGGTATTGGTAGAATCATCTACACGCTTAAAACGTACATGACTAAACACGCCGTTAAAGTTAACATAAGTCGGTGTAGTTGGTGTACTCATGGTAACTGTGTCTATGTCAAACCAAGTACTAGCGGCAACATCATCTAGTGTACCTTGTACTACAACATCGCCCTTATATGTTGTAGTGTAAAACACTGCTGTATGTAAAGCAGTGTTACTATTAATTTCTGGTTGTCCATCGAATGTAGAACTAATATTATTCATAAACGTTGTAGTTGCTTTGCTTGCTATTGGTCCTGGAAATGCTTCGTCAGTAAGTTCTATAATACCTCTAACACCAAATTGTGTATCAGCATATGTTAATACATTACTATTATCACTTGCTTTTTCTAAGTATACTGTATAACTCATATACTGTCCATCGATATTTAATGTATCGTTATCTGTGATATTAATTGTAAATACCCCTTTATAATTAGGTGTACTTGTTTCTTTTATTGTACCCATATATTTCTTTAATAGTGTATTGTCTTCTGTATACACTTCTACATACGGTGTGTATGTATTTAAAATTGATAATGGTTTATGATCGCTATTCTTTAATTCAAAAGTTATTAAATTATCAATACCTTTTGCTACTGTTATGTTTCTTTGATACACTTTTCTATACTCCTGACCCGCAACGAATCCATCTACGACTACCACGGTCTTGTTCGATACTAAATATGTAGAAGCTAGTTGCATATTAATTAATCCTTACTAGTGTATTTATAGGTTATGTTGAGAAAAGAAATAGAAGAAAATTTCCCTTTTTTAAGTGTTGTCACTTACGGTGGCGCAGAGTATATCGGCATCATTAATAATCAAGACAACTTCATTACAAGTATGTATGTTTATACAAACTTAAAATCTCCAGTAGATAAACAAAAATTCATTGAATTAGGCGAAGTATGGTGGTGGGAATCAAACAGGATGATTCCGATTAACATATTCCTTAATAATGATATGAATCAATTTAAGTATGTACAAATGACTATGAATAGTAAAGATGTTAAAGTTACAATGGGTCCTACAGTGAATTTAAATAAACTTCATGTAAAGAGAGTTAAGCGTAAAAGTGTACAGCTTGTAAAAAAGCCTAAGAATTAATTTGTTCACACAATAAATTCATGTGTACTACACACGCCATAGCGTAAGATATGGCATGTGCTTTCTTAAAATAATACTCACCGTTGGTCGGCTTTACCCAAACCTCTGATAGTATCTTTTCCCAACTTTCGTTTGCTAGGTGTCGCTTTGCTGGACGTATTATTGCCAGTGTTGCCGCCAATTGTTGTACCGAAGTAGGCTTCAATTGTTTCAATAGACTGTCGTGTCCGCTTAGATGAAATACTTTGTCGACGAAGTCTTTGTGTTCCAGTAGTTGCCATAATGGTTCCCTTTCCATAAGTTCTTGTAGATGTGCCTCGTCTCTTACATCTTTGTAAATAGACACATTTAAAAAATCTAGTTTAAAGTAACCGCGTTCTTCAGCTGTCTTGTGTTCGATAGTAGATAAATTATCTACTGGGTTGTGTGGTATTTCTGTAGCATACACACCAGTGTTATGTTTCTTACCTGTGTTTAATTTTGCCACACGATGCTTGAGTCTACTAAGCACAATAGTTCTGTCAGCAAAGTCAATATCGATATCAGGCATTTATATTGTCCAACTCTTTAGTTGTTCTTTAGTAGGCTTCATAGGTTCTAGTTTTTCTATTGCTCCACCTTTGGCTAGAAACTTAGCCATACGCTCATCAAGTTGTTGTTGTAATTCTTGTGGTGACGGCGTTGTATAATCTTTTGTATCCTTTTTATCTCTAATCATAATTTTCTCCAACTGTTAGGTTGGCCTTCTTTAGGAGTTTGTCCAATGTACTCTTCTCCTGTTTCTTGATCAATTAACTTCCACTTCATTGGTGCTTTTGTTTTTATAACAAGTGTAACTGGTTCATCAAGTTCGTACACAGTCACTCCGTTCTTAAGTTTTCTTTGCTTCTGCATTCGCTACTGCTTCTTTCCACTTAGCAGGAATACAATGGTCCCGCATACTAATTCCGTTCAACTGATCTAATTTTTGTTGAAACGCTCTTCCAGCATAACCAAAAAGCCATTCTTCTCTTACCTTGCCTTGTACTGTAGTCCATTGAGCACGTATCTCAGTTGGTCTTATAATTTCTACAGTAACTCCTGGGTAACTAAGATCAGTTTCAAACATACTTACATCACCTTTTCTAGTTTCAAGGATAGCAGGGTTAATTGCCATCATCTCCATATCAGATACTTGATTAGTACAACTGTTTAGCATAATAAAAAATCTATGCGGAAGTCCTACTTGATTAGCGGCTAGTGCTAATCCTCTTTTTGCTTTTAACAAATCCCACATTTCTTTTTTTAATTCTTCTAAATTAAGATCATTATTTTCAAAGTCAAACTCTTCTACTGTTTGATCTAGTGTGTCATTTGGATATAACAATACTTCCATTACTTTTTCTCCTCATACATATAGTCTATAACAAAGACTCTTTTATTTTGTCTAGTAGGATACGTTCCATGTATAACTGTGCTTTTCATAATAAGAACATCTCCTTTGTTAGGCTTGTAACATAAATCATGTGTGTTACCTTCGCCGTCATATAAAAAAGCAAAAGTCCCACCGTGGTATGTAGATAAATCATCGTCGGGGTCAGTCAAATAACAAACAGCTGAAATTTTATTTACTGTTTGGTCGCTGTGCCTGTGTGCTTTTTGCCATCCACCTTTACGATAGTCTACAGTCCATAACGCACATAACTCTGTTAGTTCTATATTTAACCCTACTTCGTCTATCTTTGACTGTAAAAATGGCTTATACTTCCATTGATTGAGATATGCGTTAGGATGGATATTCCATTGCTTGCCTCTATATGTACTAGTCTGATCACTCACATCTTCGCGTGTTTCTGCTGGAAATACTTTCTTATCCCAATGATAATCAAACTCTTCGTAATCATCATAATGACTTTCAATAATCCATTGATGAGCATTACCTAATAAATGCGTTTTCATAAATTGCTTTCCTTTACTACTATTTTTAATGAGTCAACGTCTGCTTTCATCTTTCTAAATCTCATAGCCCAATGCTGTGGATTTAGAACATGAAACACAATATCAAGTTGTTCATCACTAAACTTACCTAACATTTCTTTCCCACTACTACAATTTAGTATAAGCCACGGACTAACCTTACCATCTCTGATATCTCTAGTTACTCGATTCAAACTACAATATCTAAAATAGTCATTCCATGGTGCTTGTGCTTCTGTAGCCCATTCCATCATATTATCAATACTACGTCTTACTGCTACTTCCATATCTTCTTTAAGTATAAGTTCAAGTGCGTATTTTTCGTACAGTTCGTCTCTACACCAATGATCAAGTTTTACTCTACTTGTTACTACATAGTCAATATACTTCTCAGGATATAATGGTCTTACATTGCTAACAAAACTACCAAATTTAACAAAGGCATTATAGTAAGCACTATTACAAAACTCTTCGTATGTCTTTTCTTTTTTAGCACCCGCACTTAATTTATAGAATCTACCAAAAGCATAAAATCCTAGTTGTACTCTTTTTTCATTCTTTTGTAATGCTCTACGTTTCTTTTCGCACATATGTACAGCTAATGTTTTTTCTTTAACATAACTACTACCGCAGTATTCGCATTTGAATGGTTTATCAATTGTCATCTGTTTAAACGATCCATTCGATACTTTTCGGTGATTCAAATATTCTATCATACTCTTTAAATTCCAATGCCGATATTTTCTTGTGCCATTCGTCTACTAATGCTTTTGTTTTATCACTTACTTTATATTGTAACACATCTTCAACGAAAGAGCAATGCTCTAATGGCAAAGGGTGATCTTCAATTAACCAATTTCCGTCTCTTTTATATTGTGGTCTTGTCTTATCAGTTTCTATACCTGGATACCAAAATTGTTCTGTCATAGTTTTAGTTTGCGGAGTTACCCATTCTTTATATAAATCAAGAACTGGTCTTATACTAAGGTCTTCAAGTAGTAGTCCGTCAATGTAAGGGTTATTGATGTGTGTACTAATAACGTTTGCGTTTGACGCTCTAAGAGCTTGTAAGGTGCTAGTAATTGTAGCACAGTCTCTATATACATAGTATTCTAAATCTTGAAATGTATTCTTACTATGGAATACATTACCGTGGCAATTCCATTTACTGTCACTATATTCATCTTCTCTAAAAAAGTTACTCCACATAATAATAATTGTGTCGTCGCTATTAAATTTCATTTTAGCATTTGTTTCGTGAATACGTTGACTGATTAGTTGATTACCGCTTCCAAGTTTGCCACAGTTGTATCCTTCATCAACATCGTTAATAATAATATCAGCCCAAGTAGGATAATAATATTTTGTGAAGCTACATCCATAAGCAAAAAATCTACTCATAGTTTTACTTTATCCATTCCGTATTCTTTTGCTAGTGCTTGAATATCTTTCTTTGTCATAATCTTAGCAAGCATTTCTATTTCGTCTATTTTCTTATTAGGATATAGTTCTGCTAAAAACTTAGACGACTTACTGTTATCAGTTGTTTTCTTTTTGTAACCAATCCATTGATGATATTCGATCTTTTTACTGTTACCTGATAAACATATTAGTTGCCATAGTAACTTCTTATGTTTCTGTAGTGTAAAGAAATGTTTGTTGTAGTATTCGTTTGTTTTGAATATAGCAAGCTCTTGATTATCTCTGCCACCGGAAACACTGCTAACATATCTGTTTAGTAGATAGAAACTTACTTGTTTCTTTTCGTCATCAGTTAATTCATCCCATACATTTGTTGCGCCCATGTCGATGGCCGCTAGTATATCTTTTATCGGGAGTTTTGTTTGTGCCATTCTTTTACATCCTCAGGTGTGTTAATCTCAATTCCGTTAAACTCAACTTCAACACAACCAATCTCAACATTATTTTGTATCCAACGCAGTTGCTCAAGTTTCTCAATCTCTTCTTCTTTACTAGGCTTTGTATCTTTTAATATCGGCGCAAGTCCTGATCTGTATCCATATATACCAAGATGCCAATCACCGTATGCTAATTTTGCTCTACAAAACCAATGTGCGTAATCTCCTGTTCGTATTAGTTTAACACAATTTGGATCTTTTAGCAAGTCTTTTGGCATACTAGTATAAGCAGTTGCTACATCATATAAGTCTAGTTTGTCTTTTACTGCCCTAATAATTTTTCTATTAATGTCAGGCATGTCACCTTGTACGTTTATAACTTTATCATATTGTGTTGGTAGTTGTGATAGAGAACCAAAGCATCTTTCAGTGCCACTTTGATAATCTCTATTATCAATAATTGTTTGTCCTTCTGGAATTACTTCTGCTACACGTTCGTCGTCTGTTAATACAAATGTGTCTATCTCAGCTGGACAATTATCGTATACTCGACGTACCATTGGAACACCGTCTAATAGTGCTAATGGTTTCTCTGGAAACCTTGTACTGCCAATTCTAGCAGGTATAAGAATAACGCACGATTTCATCTACTACCTTTTCAAAGTTATCTAGTCTAAGCATATTTGGACCATCGCTTGGCGAGTCATCAGGCATAGGGTGGACTTCGAGGAAGAAGGAAGTGACCCCAAGAGCAGACCCAGCACGAGCAAGCCCAGGCACGTAATCACGATTCCCGCCGCTACTAGTCCCCAGTCCTCCGGGTTTTTGGACAGAGTGCGTAACATCAAACACAATATCAGAATCATAATTATCGAGCATATAGATAAGACCAGTATAATCGACAACAAGACTATTGTATCCAAAACTTGTACCTCTCTCTGTAACCCATACTTCTTTAGCGCCTTCTGTCTTAGACAATATGCCTTTCATGTCCCAGGGTGCTAAGAATTGTCCCTTTTTTATATTTACTATTTTATCTGTAGCACAAGCCGCTTGTAATAGATCAGTTTGTCTACATAAGAAAGCAGGTATCTGATACACATCAACAGCATCTTTAAATTCTCTTTCAATACGAGAAACTTGTACATAGTCATGTACATCTGTAAGTGTCTTTACACCTAGTTCTACTTTCAAAGCAAGAAAGTCAGTTAGTGTTGTTTCTAAGCCTACACCACGTTTGCCGCTTTGACTTGATCTATTGGCTTTGTCAAAACTTGCTTTAAATATGTATTCGATTCCATGTTTGTCACATACACGTTTACATTCTTTAGCAATCATTAAACTATCAGTCAATGTTTCGTGTTGACAAGGTCCTGCTATAATTCTCAATGTGATCTCCTACCATCAAACACACATACAAAGTAAAGTTCTTCGTACATGCCTGCGTGTACTCTATGGAATACTCCGTCTTCAATTAATACAACATCGCCTGGCTGAACTTTGATAGTATCATCATCTAGTTCCATCTTACCAGTACCTTCAATAAAGTAATATACTTCTTCTTGGCCTTCATGCTTGTGGCCTGATGTTGCTTTACGTGGTTGTAGTCTAGTGCTACTAACTACTAAATTCTTTAGTGTTGTATTATCTTTTACAACATATCTTTCATCTTGTTTAGCAACTTCTCCACCTATATCATTAATGCTTAATCTCATTTTATTTCCTGTGTTTTAATAATATAATATGTATTCACTAATTTGTCAAGAAGTTTTTTTAATGTTTTGTTGGTTTTGGCTAACTCCAACAGTTCGTTCCATTCAGCTGTTGTTAACATTTTACCTTGGGCTCTTGCTACACCTTCTGAACTTCCACCTACAATCCAACGAGGAATGTCAGGCTTATCGCGATAACGAGCGTAGACAACATCGTCGCTACGCTCGTATATCATTGCTTCATTTGGAAGTAAATTTCCCAACTTACTTCGACTTCTTTTTAGCAGGAGTTTTCTTAGCCGGTGCTTTTACTTTAGCTTTGGCTTTTGGCTTCTCCACTACTTCGTCTTTAAGAACTAAAGCATCTACACCAAACTTGTCCTTCAAATATTTAAGTAACAAGCCGTATGCTGGTAGGAACACAATTAAGCCTACAACAATTTTTGTTAATGTATTGTTGAATGCTACTGGTCCAACCCACGGCGCAGGATAAAATGCTGTGTAGAAAAACGCATATGTATCAATAATGTTTGCCGCAATAGTTGATACTGCTGGAGCAATCCACCACGCACTCATACGCTCTCTAATATGTTGGAATACATATACGTCAAGCATTGTACCTACAGCATATGCCGTACCTGATGCTAAACCTACTCTGTACGCATGTTCATCACCTAGTGCTAATAGTACTAGTACTGATGCTACAATAGCAGGAATAATTGCCATTGCTACAACGGCTCTACCTGCTTGCTTACCAACTAGACGTACTGTTAAGTCAGTTGCTACAACAACGATCGGAAATGTAAACGCCGCCGCCGCTAATGGAAATGATCCAAACAAGGGCAATTCTGCTCCTGGGAATAAATCAAATCTAATTGTCACCAAGTAATTACTAACAGCAATTACTAGTGTGTGTAGAATCACAAGATTCCTTACAAGCGTCTTGTCTACACCTTCTAAAAGTTTTGTGAACATATGTTCTCCTATTTTTTCACTTTTGTTCCGACAGTTCTACGCACAATATCATTGTGGTTGAATTCTGCCCAATAAAGTTCAAAAGCAACTCCGTCTTCGAGGCCTTCGAACTGATGGATTTTACCAGGCTTAACTTGTGTAAAATCCCCTGCTTCAAGAATGGTTTCATCTACGAGACCATCCTGATCATCTTGCCAAACACGGACAAGCATCTTGCCCGATTCAACAAAGAATCCGTTCCATTTATATTGGTGTTCATGTTCTGAACACTTAAAACCTTTTTTGTATTCGATACGATGAAACTCTAGTACACCGTTAGCGTGGATCAATTCAGTCTGACCCCAAACTTTTCCTGCTTTCATTTTAAAGTAGTTCTCCATATTTTATTAGTTCAGTCTGGCGTGTTACATCCTTTATAAAATACGCACATAAAGGATTAGGTTTATCTTCAAGTGGGATAGATAGTAATTGTCCTTGTCTCACTTTTGGAAAATACCATTTCACATCGTTGTAATAATTAGTTACCTGGACATCCGCAAAGTCAGCCTTAAAGCTGGTTAGTGGATTAAACAGGAACGCTTCAAAGCCTCTATCACTGATACTTGTTAACGGAAGTACTTCTAAATCATTTCCGCTTTCGCTACAACCTACAGCAATATGCCAGTCAATGGGCATTTGAATCTCATGGTTTCCTATCTTCATTACTATACCAGGAGAACTAAATGCCTCCAAGAAAATTAACGGTATGTAAAAGAAGTCTGGATTTTCTTTGTCGCTATTATCTAAAACACTAAACCGAATATCTTCTTCGATTTGGTCCGGTAATGTATTTAGGTCAAGCGCCTCGTTTTCTAATGTTAATATTTTTGTCATTGCCAATCTACCTTTTCAATAGTGAAGGGGTATTGAGCTTCCTTATAAAACTTTTTACGCTGAGTAAGGTGCCGCTTCGCAAACTTACATGTTGATGTAAGGTCCCATATTTGTACGAAGTCTTTGTCCTTTGCCTTTCTTACGCCTCTACCGATAGATTGGATTACCCGAACAAAAGACTTTCCAGGTTCAAGCAATACAAGATTAAAAATCCTAGGTATATTAAGGCCTACTGCCGCAACGCCATATGTTGCGATAATAACCTCATTAGTACCTTCACGAATCGTATCGTATGTTTCTTTCCTGTCTTTAACCTTTACACTTCCACTAATGAAAGTGCTGTCGGGTATTAGTTCTGCTAACATTTCTCCTGCGGAGATTCTGTCTACTAGTATTAGTGTGTTGCCTGAGTCTTTTACTGTGTTTAATAGTTTGCCTATATATTCTACTCTTGCTTTATTATTCACAAGATATTTTAATTCTGATTGATAGTCGCTATGTACTTGTGTATCAATTAGTTGTACTACATTAACATGACATTGTGATAATACACCTTTGTCTTGTAATTCTTTAGCACTAATTTTTCCTATAACTGGGCCAAGACTAGCATGAATACTTTCAAATTCAAACTTCTCTTTAGGCACTGTGCCAGTTAGTCCCCAACGTATTGGAGCGTTACGTAGGTTGCGTGTAAGCAGATTTTTTAGCACTTCTGCTTTCGCTTGGTGTACTTCGTCAACAATAATAGTGCTAACACCTTCTAGGAATTCTGCCAGACTTAATACTGCTGAACCGTCCTTATGTTTCTTGTCAAGTATATTCAAACTTTGCCAAGTACAAATAGTGTGAGTCTTACCTAAGTTCTTTCTGTCTCCAAAGTACACCCCTACGTCGAGCCCACAGTTAATATAGTCTTCTTCTGTTTGTTCTACTAACGACTTGTTAGGAACAATCACAAGTGACCTACCGTAGGGCTCAGCTATGTGTGACAGGGTTGCTGTCGTAATTGTTTTACCTGCTCCAGTAGCAATCTGTTGCAAGCTCTGTGGATTTTCTAAAAAGTTATTAATTGCTTCTACTTGGTAATCACGTAGAATAATATCTTCACCTTCTGCTGGATGTCCTTCCGGCCATACAACGCCTTGATCTTTCCAGTAATTTTCTGTTACTGGATCAAATTTTAATTTAATTGGATGTCTTTTATCTACAATATCTACTATTTCAACATTGTTCTTTTTTAATACTTCACTAACAACATCAAGATGATTAACATAGCCAGTACCACCAATACTAAAGAAAGCAACTTTACCATCCCAACGCCCAAGTTTATATTGAGGCATATATCTAGCGTAAGGCACTTCAAACTTAAGAGCACTGGCAAGTTTTCTTCGTACGTCTACCTCTAGTCCTTCTAGCTTTATGTTTACTTCATCTTCAATTATCAGTTTACATGTTGGCATGTATAAATTTTCCGCTTGGTCTATCAAAGTACCCACTTGTTGTGTTTGATTCACAAACAATTTGACAATCACATTCTTGTGCGTACTTTGTTGTATTATTATATCCTAAGCCATTTCTTCTATAAAACAATACTGTTTTGTGTTTCCAGTCTGCTTTTAATAACGGCTTAGGAAGTTTATTGTTACTAATATACACTACTTTAGTACGTTTGTCAACCAAATTATTAAGTTTTTTGTCTTTAATATAATCATTAAATGGGTCTTGGTCGCCACTTCTTCTAAATAATACACTTATCTCCTGTGTATCAATAATATTAGAAAAACTTTTGTAAGTTGTAACTAAATCGTTAAACGCTGTATCAGAATTTTTATCGTCTTTCAAGATCATTAATAATGGAAACCTTTTAAGTTCAATTAATGAATTTACAAACTGATCAAAAGGCCTTGTAATATCTTCAATATGTCCTGCTCTTTCGCGTCTTATAATTCTATTAGAAAGCTCACTATAATTAAAAAGACTTTGCTCTAATGGAAGTGTATCAAAATGCCTCAACCCGTATAACATTCTTCTATCATAATATAGTGCTAGTGTTTCATTATTAACTGGACCAATATCGTTATCTAATGCTGTAATAACATTATCTGGTACATTCTTTAAAACGCCATTATATATTCCAGGAATATGATCTTGTTTATTATCATTGTAATCTTGTAATTGATTGAATGCTTGTTGTAGATCTTTTTGAATAACAAATTTAGTTGAAAAGCGATGAGCAATCTTAATTACTTCGTAAATATTACTTGGAGTTGGATCAAATATATGTGTATGATCTTTAACTTTATACGAACTGCTAGTTGAGCTTTTAGATATAGGTATTCTTTTTACAGCTTCTAATAGATCTATAATTTTTTTATTAAATGGAAACCTAATACCAATAACTGGTTCACCGTTATACTCTAGCATTTTAACCCAATGAGATCTGTCAATTTCTCTAAGAGGAAATTTAAGATTCTCACATGCTTCTACAACATTAATGTTATTCTTAGCAAACTGATCTTTATACGAAATAAGTTTTTCTTTTACAAGCTCATATTGTCTATCAGTTAACGCTATTGATTTTTGTAATTGTCTAGCAATACTATTCAATATAGTTACATCAGAACTTAGCATTATGTACGTAGTTTCGATAGACTTTTTCTGATAAGATCTCAGTGGCATTAATTGTCCAGGTGTTGGAATAGTAACTCCGGTTAACAGAGACAGACAGTCTTCGCATGTATTTGTTTCTAGATTCATATTACTATTATACAGTATTATAAAACAGAAGTCAAGTGTTTAATAGGAATTCCTTGAGATATTTCTTCAATAGTCCATTCGGTATGTGCGTAATCATTAAGCCATTGTGTTCTATCGGGCATTAATGGTCTTTCAAGGTCGTGTAAGAAATCTATATCGTTGGCCACATCATAAGCAAGAGAAGAAGGACTAACAAAAGCAGGAATACCCTCGATGATAGAATGTATCCCAGGGTTGCTACTATAACTGATAGTACAGAAAACATTATCAAACCCCATATCAAAATCATCGTAAGTACCAATAACATGTGCAGGCTCCTGTCTTGTTACGTGTCTAAGTCCACGTTCGATGTGTTCTAATCTACATCTTGGATGAGGACGAAATATAATAGGACGGTCTGTGTGTTTCCGAATTTCGTCATATGTATCTAATAACCAATTGCTCATACGTGGCATGTTTTGCCACTGTAAACTTTTATCATGTTGGCCGCATATAAGAATATATTTGCCGTCTGTGCGCCATGGCTTTAAAGATAATCCAAGTAAACTAGCCCTACTATTATCATTATTAGGATCATTAAAATAAGCATCACGGTTGATACCATTGAGTCCTACCTTCCAAGTTGTACCTCTAACAATACCGCCAACTTCTAAAACTATTGTTGGTTTGCCTTCGACTTTATTTCGTTCCCATATAGCTTGGTTTCCAGCCATGCGACCGTTCCAAAGTACGCTCCAAATAACATCAATCCCATCATTACCATTAATAACAACATCATGTTTAAGAGCATTAGCACCAGCATGAAAGGCATCAAACACAGGCTTGCTATTGAGAGCACCAAATCTTTCATGTAAATTAAACCTCATTCCAATATGACTCTGGTCGTTTATTCATCAAATCTTTTGCTAGACTTTTTCCAGAATCTTTCCTTCCGCCTTTCATGTGATCGATCCATTTGCCAAGATCACTATTAATTAATGGATGGCCGCCGCCACCTGTTTTGGCTGTGTTAACATAAATGTTTTCACTGTAATCGTGTACATGAGGACAATCCTTTTTCATACCGTTAAGAATGTGTCCAAAGACAAAACTGTCATGCCATTCTTCCAGTGTAAATATACCATTATCGGCATCTTCATACATCCTTTCAAACTCTTTAAGGAATTCAATACATACAGGGTGTTTCATGTTCATTCCATAAAATCCACACTCTGGCCATGTTTGTGATCCTTTACCTCTACCAACATATGTAATCCATTTGTCGTTTGGTAGTAACTCTTTAAATTGATCATAACTCCAATTACTGTGTACAAATGTATCTGCGTCCATCCACACACACCAGTCCTTAGAGCGTGTACAAGCGTCATACACAGCATATGTTTTATTAGCAAAGCGTATAGCGTCCCACTTAAACTTTTTATGCCAGTCACGTGGTCTACGTGCTTTTATATCATCAGGTGGTATTCCGTTTGCTTTATCTATATTAGCCCAACGTTCTTTGAAAGCATTTAGTTTAGGCAATTCTTTTACAGCATCTAATATTGTAATTTGTTCAGGATCAGGATTTACAGGATTACAATTTTCGGCATACACTAATAACTTGATACGTTTGTCAACTCTTTGAGCAAACGAATCTAAGAAACGCTGTCCGTATGTGTCTAATCCTGGTTGATGAAACGTTGTTAAAACTATTATTTCTTCCATGCGTAATCTCTCATATGTTTCCAGCATTCGCCAGTTTTTAATTCTTCTTGTGTCCAATGGAACATTGATAGTCTTCGCAACCATGCTTCTCTATCAAATTCGTAATTAGGATTTTCAAGATCTCTAAGGTTTGTATTAGCAACTTCTTTTGCTTGGCTTCTTTCAGGGTCAAGCACAAATATAGGAACACCTTCGATTGCTGAAACAACTGCCGGACTACTATTATAACTAATAACACAATAAGCATTCATTAAGTCTTGCATTAATGTTCTTGTAGGAGTTGATATATCTACTTTATGACCAATTGCTCTTAATTTCATAATATGCTTTTGAATTTTTTTATCACCTGGATGGAAACGTACTAATACTTTACGATCAGTATGTCTAGCAATTCTTTGTAATAAAACATGTAACCAATTAATTAGTTCTTGGCCATCCATACTCCATCCGCCGTCACGTTGACATGTTATTAAAATATAGTCACCATTTTTACGGTAAGGTTTTAATCTAAGATCTAATGTATCTCGTAACTTTCCCCAACGTTCGGGTATAAGTTTATTATCACAGTATTCGCCTGTAGTAGGAAAAATACCGTCGAAACTATAACGCAAATATGTCTTTGTATTTTTAGGATCGTATGCTAAAAATAAATTACTATCAGCAATAATAGTTCTACCACCGTGTGACGCTTGATTAGATAATACACTTCTTCTTAAATTAAGATGGGGTACATGTTTACTTTCCGGATGTACAAACCCTTGTAGCACACCAACGTCTGCTGGTTCGTATTGGTATGTATCAATAATTGAACCTTTGTCACCTACACGACAAACACCTTCAATAAAATTATGTAATAGTTGTGGCTTCTCCGGATTTTTATTTCCGGGAGGTATAGCCTTCATGTATGCGTTTACTCTAAATGGCCTCATCATATAATCCGTTTCGATCAATAAGTTTTAATGCTTTACTAGTAGACATTTCTTCCGGAGTAAATTGGCAATACGCAAGGTAGTGTAACAAGTCCATCATCTGTTCTTTTTCAGGATAAAACGCATCTTCAATTTTTGATAATTCTGTATTTGCTAAAGGTGTTACACAACAAGGTGCCATAACAAATGCTGGAATACCGTAGTGCATTGCTTCTAATGCGGCCATACTTTGATATGTAACAACAGCATAAACGTTTTCATTAAAGCATTGGTGGGCAACACTATTATCTTTAATACGGTCTGGACGTAACCCTTTTTCTCTAATAATAATTTTTCTATTTGTGTGTTTGCGTAACTCAGCAATAGTATCTTTAAGCCATTCTGCTTTTGTAATATTGTAAAAAGCACATGGCTTTTCACTAGGTGTTACAAGTAAGATAGGACCATTTTGTTTTGATCGATCTTTCCTACCAAAGTATTTCATATAAGGAGATATATTTAATAGTTCTTGAAACCTATCTCCTGCTATTGTTTTATATTTTGTATGCTGGATATTATTTTTAACAACTCTATAAAAATGTTTCTTTTTCATTAAGTTACCCATATATCCGTTATCAATATAATAAAAAGGTCTGCCAGTTTCCCAACACTTATAAATTTCTTTACGTTTTGTCATGCTACGAAATGCTACTGGAATATCATTACGCCATGGACTTTCGTTTACTTTACTACAAATATCTTTCCTGTCAATTACAAGTGCGCTTGTACCTCTAATCCAATGCTTCATAATTTCATCTTCGCCGTTAATAGCAAGCATTTTTGGATTTTCAGCAGGACCTAAATGGTCAAATGTACCCATAAATTATACCTCGTCTTCCATCATGTTAAATAATTCATTTTTCCATTCAGCATGGAATTCACAATCTCTATAATTTTCAAACCACGGACCACCTTCTGTGTAGTGGATTAGTTTTGGTTTTTCGATATCATCGTATACACCTACCAAGTAATTCCATGTGTGATCAATGCTACCAATTTCTTCATCTTTCAACCAACTAAAGCGATGCATGTATGCGCCGTTAAGTTCAATTTCGTTTACAAAGTCTTGATCAACAACTTTGTTACTAGGGTGTCCACAGTTCCATAATACCATTGAGCTCCAATTTTTACGTGGATAGATTGTTTGTTTTTGTCCATCCATCTTTGTAGTTTCGGTTACTTTATACTCATGTTGTACACACATAACAGCATACTTGTCATCTGCTTGTTCAAACAGTTCTGCAATATCTGTTGTTAATATCATATCACTATCCATAAACACTGCCCAACCTTTAAAGTTAGTTAGCTCAGGAATAAGAAAACGTGTAAATGTAAATTCTGTTGATGCTAACTTATCAATTGGTCTTTTGTACCAACCAGCATCACGTAGCTCCTGTTGTTTTAACGGAATAACTTCAACGTCTTTACTTCTTGCTAGAATACTGTGCTTACATACTTGATAAGCAATATCTTCTCTAGTGTCATATCCTACGAATACCTTCATGGATCATACCTTTCTATATCTTCTTCTTTCAACTTGTCTGTCTCGCCTTTCCACACTTCTACAATGTGTGCTGGTTCGTCACTATCATTACATCCTTGGTGCCAGGTGCCCATAGGAATGTCTATTGGATTAGCAGGGTGTAAATGTTGAACGCCCGCTCCATCAAATGGATCAGTGTGTCTACTCATTTTAAGATGAGCATTGCCGCTTACTAAGTTCCACGTTTCACTACGATACTTGTGTCGTTGCATACTAAGTTTACTGTGAGGATTGATAACAAGTTCTTTAACTTGAAATCCTTCACCTTGATACAGTTCTCTATAGTGTCCCCATTCACGTTCTACTTTAGGTGCTTTCCATTCTTTAAGTATCCAACTACTTGAATTCTTTTTATTATCTCCACCAACACCAAATACAAAATCACAATATGGCATATCACCATATGTGGTCATCTCTGGTATGTTGGCATCTGTTCTATCTCCACCGTTAGCGAAAATAACTTTTATATTACCATGTATTGCTAATGTTTTATAGATTGCTCCACATGCTGTATCGTCTGAATCATCAAAACTAACAATTTGATCAACTATAGATAATCCTTTGATAATCTCAGCACGTTCTTCAAAAGGCATAAATGGTCTACCTTTTTTACGTACAAGCCATTCGTCACTGTTGATGCCAACAACTAGTTTATCACCTAGTTGTCTAGCGGCTTTAAAATACGCTAAGTGTCCTGAATGTAGTGGATCGAACCCACCTGTCACTAATACTACGTCCATACTGATATTTATGTGCGTAGTTATTTACTTGTTGTTGATTTGATACCTTGTACTTTAGTAAAGTAAGGTTTGTATGATCGCAACCATGTACACAGTTGTTTACACATAATAGCATCATTAGGCCACCAGCCAATTGTATCTTGTAAACTACAAATCTTTTGTGCGGCATCTGGTTTAATAATGTAAGCACTATGTCCTGGTAATCCTTGTGGAATTGTTTTGTCTGCTACCCAAGGAACTTCTTGTTCTCCTGAGTTATCTAGTTTATCGTATAGTTTCCAATTAAACGTAGCATGGTCTGGATTGTTAATACTAATAGCGCCGCCTTCAAAGTCAAAGGGCTTAAACTGTCTATAGAAAATAGCATCATGTTCGAGTATCATAATAGTTTCATTAAGCTCAATACTCTTTTGCCATAGTTTATAATGACTACCTGCGGCCGCAATACGTTTAGTCATATCGTATGTCTTGTATGCTTTAAGAGTCATGCCTGTTGTTGGGCAAACTTTTTTCTTAGTGTAGGGCCATTTCCAATCTACTTGCCACATTGTTTCAGGAACAATAGCAGTAAACTTTTCAATATCTAATTCTGAATTTGTATCTTTTACAGATTGAATACATTTATCAGCATGTAGCTGACTGTCTTCATGTCCTGGGATTGCTATAACAAATGCTTTCATCTTTCTAACACATAAACTTTACTAGGTTCACGTCCTTTAAGTCCAGTTGAATCAAACGTTGATACAAGTTTTAGTCCTACTCTGTTAAACAAATCTCTTAGTTCATTATCATTTATTTCTAAAGGATCCCAAGGTCGAGCTCTGTTATCGTTGTCTCCATAACCGTGTTCAAGATATATACGACCATTTGGTGACAATTGATCAGCCCAAACAGTTAATGTTTTAATAGGATCAAACACATGATCAAAACTGTTAGAATATACAATATCAAAATGTCCAATCCATTCTTCTTTTTGTAAATTAAAATCATGCTGTATTGTCATTGGCCATTTGTCGGCAATTCCAACTTCAGTTCCTATAATATTTGCGTCAGGGTAGCAAATTTTAAAAAACTGTTGTTCAACAGCTCTGCGTGTTCCGTGACACATAATATTGTGTGCTATACCTTTATCGCCTGCTACTTTATTAATTGTTTTCTGTTCAACATATACCATATGTTGCTTTTCTTTATTAGCATCTTTTTGGCTATCTACGTATTCGTTATAATCTTTATATTCGTATTGTTTCATGTACTACTCCAAAAATACTTATTTGATTAATTCTACAAGACCGTGAACACTGGTATGTATATCGCCATATGGTTCACTTAGAAGTTGATACCATCCCCATTCGTTTGGATATAGCTTTCCTTCATTTAATAATTTTTTAAGTAATTGATGATCAGCATGTTTTCTTCTATGTATTAAAAAATGGTAAGGAAGGTAACCATACCAATCGTCACGTTTACTTTCTTTGTCAACATCACTCCAATGTCCGCTACCAAATTGACTACCTCTGCCTTTGCGTATCATAAATCCAGCAGGGCCTTTATCGTAAGCATACTTTAAGTGATGGTTTAAGTTAACTTGTCTATCTAACTTTGTATTCCAATCTACTCTAACAATTAAATCATGATGCTGAGGTATCTTTTTTAGTAAATCAAAATGTTGAATCATAGGAACAATACCAAAATAAAAGTTGTCAAACATTTTTTTAGACTTGACATATTCGCCATACTTCTCATGCTTGCTTGGCGGCGTAACTTCCATAGGATGGTAATGCCATTTAGGATAGTGCATTGTAAAAAGTTTATTATGATATTCTTGTGGTACTAAATGTGTTTTGTTACTCCAAGTATGATAGTAAATATCGTTGCCCGGAAACCAACGTCTGAGTTGTTCTGTAATTTTACTATCTTTGTCGTTTACACCACTAACACATATTGCTAAGTTCATTTAAAAAAACCATTTTTTAAGATTTCGAGCAAGAAGTTTATTACTTTCGAGCCCTGGATGAGATCCGTCTAAAGCATGATCGATTAAAAAATCTGTCTCCCAAATTATTTGTTTTACTAACATTGGAGCAAGAATATGCTTAAACTCTTTATCAACTAATATTCTGTTATCATGTTCTGCAATTATATGAATAGGAATAATATGCTTACGTCTAAGATAGTTATCAGCAGTATTTACAATAGTAGCAAAGTCAAAACTAGCGTTATAATCATTGTGTAGTTTTTCGTAATAAAATGTTAAAAATTCTTGATGCTCTTTATGAGTCATTTCAATTTTTTCGTAATGCTCTGATGGGAATTTCATACCAAGTAAAGCAGGTAGAAAATCATGAGCTATAACACCACCGTGATCTTTTTGTAGTAGTCTTGTGTTTCTATTAGAATTAGGCCATAATATAATTACTACTGAATCACTTTTTAAATCTTTACAATTTACAATATTGTATAATGTACGTTTTGGTGATGCGCCTGGTTTACCAAGGTTAAAACATTTCATACCTAGATCAGTAGCAAGTAATTGTGGCCAAGCAAAGTTACTTGGACCATCGCTCTCGCTTGGTGGATGAGCATCTGGCAAAGAATGTCCAAAAGTATGACTACACCCAAACGCAAAAAGACGTTTTCTATTAGCCATTAAAACAGTCCTACGTTGTTCAATACATCAAACGGATCACTTCCAAAAGTTGCTTCAAACTTTACAAGCATTTCTTTCTTTAGTGCTTGCTTCACTTCTTCAAATACAAAAGGCCATTTTTCTGCTGGAATACAAACTACTCCGTCTGGATCACCAAATATAATATCATTGTTCTTAACTGTAACACCATTTACTTCAACAGGCATATTCATTTCTTCTAGCGTACCTTCATATCTAATATCGTCAGGCATACGTCCATGAGCAAATAACGGAAGTCCCATTTGGGTAACACGTTCTACATCACGTGTTTGTCCATCTACTACTACACCAACTGCTCCGCTACGATAAGCAAAGTGTGCGTTTAGGTCTCCAAAATATGCTTTATCCTTTATGTCAGTACTTACAATAATAACATCACCCGGAGCAATAAATCTATAACTGTCTAACGCATCAAAAATACCTTCCCAATGTTTGTCAGTTGGATCTTTTTCTTCTTCAGGCAACTCTTTTAATTTTAATGTTTTAGCATAGCCTAAGAATGTTCCGTTATTCATAGACTTAATTTCACTACTTAAGAAATGTTTTATATTATGTTCTTTACAAATATCACTTAGTAAACAACTACTAATACTTTTACTTAATATCTTTAGTTTTTGTACTCTTTTACTGCGTTGACCTGCGCAAATATCTTCGGCAAATTCTAAGTCTTCAGGATTATTAATATCTACATTTTGTAAAGGTGTTACAGGATACATGATAACATCTTCACTATAACGTTTTGTTAAAGGTTCACCGTTTGTTTTTACAGCATAGAAGCTCATTGATTCAATATTATGTGTAGGTAAATCAACACTATTCGGAATAGTATCTCCGTATGTAGGTTTGTTGTCTTCCCACAGATATAATTTTTGCTCAGTAACAGCAACCAAACTTGTAGCAATACTTTCTTTTAACTGTTTGATAGCAGGATCGATTACAGTTTTATCTATAAAAGGAGCAGTACATAATACTTGTACAACTATATCAGCATTAGGAACAAGCCTTGCTTCGTTAGCAAACATCGCATGTCCGTCAGTAGCATTATTAGCTAACGCAGGATCTCTATAATGATGTTGGATATCAAGATCATTCGCAAGCTCGTGTATGTAGTTGTCTTCACTGTCTAACCATACTTCGTCAATTTCATCACACTCTAGTAGTTGTCGAAGTTTTCGCTTAAACAAGTACTCTCCATCAAGTACTCGTGTATTCTTACTTTCAATACGCTCACTGTTTCCTTTAGCAGGAACAAACGCTACTACTTTCATTTTATGACTCCTTCTAGTGTACCTGTACACATTACATCTTCGTGCTTAAACCCTTTGCTTAAATTAGCAAATTTAGTATCAGCAGTTAGGTAGAATTCATTTAGTCTACCAATAGTTCTTTGTATTCGGCCCCATGTTCGAGAATTCTTTTTTGATACTTCGCCAATTAGTTGATGTTCTCTTGGACCACTTCCGTAAAAATGTGTTTTACTATTTCCTGCTAATTTATAGTCAGGTAAAAAATAATCTAAGTCTACACCTAGTAAGTATATTTCTCTAAAGCCCATAAAGTAAGCAGTGATTGCCGCATCCAAAGGAGTAGTTCTAGTAGTACCCCAACCTTTATCAAAACTTAATGGATGACCTTTGCGTTCAACTGTTAACTTATTACTGTAGTTTTTCTTAATAGGTATATAATCTTCTTTAATAGCAATATTATCTTCAGCCATAATATCAGCAATTTTACTTGAATAAAATCTAGGAGATTTTATTGCCGATAGTTGTGGATACCATCTTGTATATAATTCTTTGTATACTAAAGCATCACCTAAGAAAAAGTAAGAATAATCAGGTAGTCCATGTGTAGTCGCTAGAAAAGATTTGTTACATGCTATTACCTGCTCGCCTTGTAATAAATCTAATCTTTCTTGTGTAAGACTAGGTGCGCATCCTAGGATAAAAACACGCTGACCAATATGTTTATTTTTATAAGGTTCAAAGTCTAGTAGCATTATAACTCCGCAACTGCGTAGTAACTGTGATTTAAGTCGTAACCTTTAGTAACAAATACTTTGCTAAAGTTTTTTGCTGTAAAATAATCTTTAATATGATTTGGTTCAAGTAAATGGATATGTTTTCTGTTGTTCCAAGGTTTCCAATATCCTTGATCCGGGTGTGGCAAATATAAGAATACAATGCCGCCTTTGTGTAATCTAGTTGTCCAATGATCTAATGCTCCAACCCAATCATTTAAATGTTCTAAACAATGTGATGAGAAAATATAATCAACTTTTTTATTAGGCAAATTATAAGCATCATATTCGTCGTTAAAAACAAGGTCGATCATTTGTGCGCCAGGATATGCCCATTCTTTTCTATTACATCCAATATCAAACCCTTCGCCTGTAATTATTTGTTTAGCAAACGGGAATGCATATTGTGCCGCAAATCCTTTTGTTTGTAACTCAGGATATTCTACACCGTTATACTTGATGGTATTCATTAATATGTACTCCGTTATCTCTAAACATTTTTAAGTGATGTTCCCACTTATCTATAGTTCTATTAGTATATATGTATATGTCTGACGGCTTTAAGAACATCTGAGCAAAGTGCATATACCCACTATCAACTCCTAAATGGGCTCTTGCCCTACTCATAGTGTAACCGGCTAACGGTGCTGTCATTAGTGCTGGATGTCTTGCTTGACCGCCTACATTAATGATTTTATATCCTTGTTCACGCCAATAACTACACGCCATATCTATTTGTTCTGATGTTAAATTACGCTTTCTGCTTGACGCATCAAATTGTGCTGTAACAAACTTACTAGGAAGTAATTGTTTAATTAATATCGGATCATAACATTCTGGTTTTAATTGGGGGAATGATCTTTGATATTCGTCTACAAAGAAACTTGGTTGTAATACGTTTTGTAGTTTACCGGGATATTTTTCGTAGTAGTGTAATTTAGCACTAGGATATTGTTGTAATACATGTTGTAAAAATGCTTCGTCACTTTCTTCATAAAATTTATGTATTTTTAAATACAACTGTCCTTGCGGAAATAAATCCATTACTTGTTTCCAAGTCTGTGGTTTCATTTTATTATATTGATGAGGAGCAATATGTAGTGTAGCAGGTTTTCCGTAATGCTGTCCGTAGTTGTACGTTAATAAACAACTATGTACAATATCGCCAAAGCCCGGGCATCCGTAGGGTAGGTTTTTAATACGGGTGCTCATGTATCTCATTACTACATGTTTCATTAATTTACTCTAATTTCAAATTGAGTCATTCCGTGTCTATGGAAGTTACTTCGTAAATTATTTTCATCTACGAATTGATTAACTGCTTGTGTTACACCTGGCTTACTCCAAGTTGAATCTGGCCATTTAAAGTCGTCACCTAAAATTAAACCTCCAGGCTTAACTTTGTTATGTGCTTGTACTAAATCAGCATAGCAACCTTCGTATGAATGGTCACCGTCAATATAAATCCAATCAAGATAGTTGTCAGCACACGAAGCAAACCATTCGCTTGATGTTTGACGCAGTACTTGTACTTCTGGATTATTAACAAATTTTGTTTTTACTTTTTCGTATACATTATCGTAATAGCGATCAAATTCTTTTTCCATGTCAGCATTAGAAAGTCCTTTTGGAGCAATATTAAGTAATTTTCTATATTTTTTTAACCATTTATCATATGGCATTTCGCTGTTGTCTTTAAATGGTTCAACTGAATACGGATCTACTAGATACAATTCTTTTAATTTTTTCTTCTGAAATTCAGCTGATGTGTTTGCCATCCATACACCTATTTCAGCACCAATTGTACCTTGTTTAATTAGGTGTAAAATATTTGGCGCATCGCTATTTCTTTCCTTACCCATCATTGTATTGTTCTCCTATTGCTGTCATTAACGCTGGCACATTTTCGCCGTGTGCTGGTAATTTATCTTTTAAGAAAAAGTGTACAAAGTATGCTTCGGGTAATTTACTATCTTCGATGCCTTTATACAATCCGTTCCATTTCCAATTCATATTAAGTGTGGGGATCTTTTCTTTCTTTACCCACCAGTTAAGTAGCATTTGGTCAGTTGACCATTTACGGTAACCAACTCCGTCTACAAAGTCTTTAAACTCTGGCCTGCTTAGAAATTCTTTTGGTGATTGCCCTTTTAAGTATGGAGCAAATTGTTTACAGTTTATAACCATCATTCCCATGTTGTAAAATTCAGCGCCAAGATCATTCCATTTCCAATCTACATCTTTACATGGTTCAAATGCGGCTTTTGAATATTTTCTAATTTTGCTTTTGTATTTTTTAGCACAAGGTAGTTCACGTTCTGCTACAGCGCCAAAAGCACATTCTTCAGGGAAGTCTTTAAAAATATTTGGAGCAGTAGGTCTAATATAAATGTCACTATCAATAATTGCTATTTGATCGTATTTGTTAATATGTAAGAACGCAGTTTCTTTTTCAAATATAGGTAAGTATCCTAATCTTTCAACTGCTTCTTTACTACGACCTGTGCGTTCTAAATCGGGTCTAATTTTTAGTACAGGTTCCGTTTGTACAATATGTTCAATACCATATTTTTTACAGTATTCGGCTGTGCTTTTAATACAATGTTTATATAAGTTACTTTGCGCACCAACAGCGACTTGGTATATCATACGCTTCATGATAAATCCTTTGTAAAACTAACTTCTGTTTTATATGTTACTTTATTGTACTTATCAAATTTCATATCCACAATTCCATCACACAGCATCCAGTCTGCTGGCATTGCTCCGTTAGCATGTACCCAGTCTAATATTTTTTTAGCGCCTGTAGGTGTAATACGATAAGCCCTAGCACCTTCAAACCAGTTGCCAGGTGGTATAGGTTTTGCTTTGTTAAAACCTTCAAACTTGTACACATCACAATCTACATATTCGCCTATAGGTTTTTTAAAAACAACATCATGTTCAAATATACATATAGGTTCATTTGTGGTGTGGCATTTTTGCCACAGTAAGTATTGGCTTAAGAAACAACCTTGTGTACCAGGACGGGCAAGTAATCGTTGTGCTTTTTTATGTGGATATACTTTTAAGTTATAATCAATAAGACCTTGTTTCATCCCATTGATGCCTTCAAATAGTTCTAGGTTCCAGCCTTGTTTAGTTCCTGTTTCTAACGCACGACTAGCCATACTAACACTATCAGGATAAGTTGGAAGATAGATTATGTATCCATTCACGTATCTGTATTCCTTATTTCTACTACAACTTTATCGTACCAATGTTGTGGTAGCCATCTTAATTGTGCTTGTTTAAACTTTAGTCCGTCTTTTTTATTACCCTTGCCAGTACTAAAAATATTATGTTTTTTAATACCCCAAGAATTCCATTCATACGGTATCTCTCCGTATGTGTTGCCTAAGTTTTTCCAATCTTTCATTACTTGCCTAAGTACATGTTGATCAATAAACCAATAACAGCCTTTTTCAAACCCTTTATGTAACTGTCTAGCAAATAGTTTACGCCATTCTAATCCTTTATGTCCTAATCCTGGACTTAATGCACTAGCAATAAAAATTTCAGGTTCTTTTGGCTTAGGCATAATGCTAACCTCAGAAGTAATTTCAGCAAAATCTTTTAAATGAAATCCTGTACGTAGTATACTATCACAATCAATTTGTAATATTCGTTGTTGTGGATTTGTAAAAATTTCTGCCATACGTATAAACCTTACACTGGCCAAATATGTGCGTCTAGCAATGTAATCTAAATCGCCTGTTTTAAAAATGTTTATACCTTCGTCCATCATATGTTTATTTTTTGGCAAATCTACGTAGAACTGTTTGTCTACATCTTCGTAGGTATATGTAAACTTGAATTGTTCATTCAACCTTTTTAAAATAGTATGATCAATATTACCTTCGTTAATAATATGACAGTGTACATGTATCCATCCTACTGTCCTATTAATACTTTGCTGTAAGGCATATCCGTGTCTATCAAAATAATCGTAATCACAACTAAAGTAAATTACATTCTCTGCTTCTCGCGGACACATAAGTCCTTTTAATTCTGGAAGTTTACGCATCTGGTGCCATACCAGGTCGATATGCTAGTACAGCATTTTTTTCGCCACGTCCTATTTTACGTACCATCCTATATCCATAAGGCATTAATACATCTCTAATGCTATCTCTATTATATCCGTATCTTGCTGGATGTTCTTTGCGTTCATAAAGTATTGTTGGTTGACATCTTTTAATAGTTTCAATTGCTCCTAATGCTACTAGAGGTTCGTATCCTTCAGCATCAATTTTAATAAAATCAACATCTTGTAAATTATAAAAATCTAAAGGCATAACAGGAAGTTTACCTTTATTTTGATTTTGTGTTCCGGGCTTAATGTGTGTACTAAAACTTTTATTAGTGGTAACCAGATCAACATTCTCTTCTATTTCGCCTATACCTACAGGATATGTTGTTACATTATTACATCTATCTTTTAGGTTATGTACCATACACTCGTAAATAGGAGGATTAATTTCAAAAGCATGTACATGATCAAAAGACTTAGCCATTTGAAATGCTGTAAGTCCTACGTGTGCTCCAATGTCAACTGCTACTCTTATTCTACTACAATGACTCATAGCAACCATAAGTTCTGAATGTTGGTAATCTTCAATATTACCGTTACCTTGTTTCTTGGCACTTTTTAAACACATATCCATTTGTGTTGTACGCCATCCGTCTATTTCTTTATACATTGTCTACCTGATATTCAAACGTACAGTGCCAAGCAGTACCGTCACTAAATTCGTCTCTATCAAACTGACTCCAAGCAATATGTTCTAACATAGGAGTTCTATCAAAGTTTTCTTGATCTTGCCAATGTTGAACAGCACTTTGTCCAAGTACTTTAATAGGTTTGCCTAAACACAATGCTTCTACAACAGCCATACTATGGTATGTTATAACTTTCTTTGCGTTAGTCATTAGTGGTAATACTTCTTGGAAACGCTGTCTACGTTTCCCTTCTTTTTCTCTTATAATTAACCGTTCTGGAAGACTGTCATAATGTCTTATAGTATCGGTGCGCCATGTGTTATAATCTTGTCCTAAGTATTTAAAGATGTTACTGTTGTTAGGCATTACTAACAGGTTATAATCACCTTTGGTATTCCAGTCTTTATTCCAAACATTATCATCAAGTTTTAGCATATTGATTCTACTACTCGATACATCTTTTACTTTAGTATTTTGTAATGAATTATAACTTATTCTATAATAGAAAGGCGTCTTATGACGCATGTTACCTAAATATCCATTATCAATATGAAAAAAATTAATATTAGGATTTTTAATAGCATCAAATACCCAATTATCAAAAGGATGACTAAATGCTAAGAATCGATCAGGCTCAATTTCATCTTGCGATTCAATAGTAATAGTATCGCAATTTTCATATAGATATGAAAAAACTTGACCTCGTAATTCTTTTGATCTTTTTGGGATTTGAAACTTATACTGATGCATCTTCCATACCTGCGACTCTTAACTTGACAACATTAGTTATCTGCCATTGTTTTTGATCAAGTCCTTTCAAGAGACCTAACCATTTGTTACGCAGGAGGGCAAATTCGTTAATAATTTTTTCGTAGTCTACTACGTCAGCTTCACCGTCGACATATTTCTCAACATCACGACTAGATAAAGCTCGTTGATAAGTTTCTAAATATTTTTTGAAAAATGAGCTACGCAACCTACGTAGCTCAATATTCAAGTAATTAAGTATAGCTTCAATTTCTTGTAGCTGATTAAAACGCTGTTCAACGATACCGGGCATCTCTGCCGCGGCACGTTCAACATTGCCTTTTAATTTTACTTCATTTCGAGCATCAATTAACTCTGATTCAAAGTATGCAATTGCGTCTGGGATCTTGTTTATATTTCTCGATACTTCTGAGTAATATCCCATTTATTCGTCCCATTCGTCTTGTTCGTCTGCATGAACATCTTCTTCGTCTAAATCAAGATAATATGTAATTGCGGCATCTAAAATATCACAAGTTCCCATAGCATCTCTAAAATGAGTATCGTCAGCACCATAATCAGCACATGTATCAACAAATCTCTCTGCTGTAGCTTCTATAGTTTTCTTATCAATACTGTCTTTAAACGTATTCCACATATCAGCAATTAATCCTGCTTCCATATTTTTCTACTCCTGTTCGGTAAGTTCTTTTTCAGCAACAATCGGCTCTTCAATTGCTACATCATCCTCGGTATTTACCTCCGGAGTAGTTTGAGCTTCATATTCTGACATAATTAAATTCATCTTTTCTGGTGTCATCCATGCTTTACGATAGTCAAGATGTTCTTCACCATTAAGATCAACATATTTAAGTCTATTGCCTTGTTTAACAAGTAAGTCTTTCTTTTCAAACAATTCAATAAGTCCGCTATAAGGATTCATGCCTGTTTCATATGGAATCTTAACTTGTACGCCTTCAAACGGTTTTGCGTAACGAGTTTTCATTACTTTACAACCTGCTCTAATACCACGTACTTCGCTAATCTTATTACCTGCTTCATCTTCTTTAAGTTTCATCTTTTTCATTGCTACTACAATTGAAGATGCGTAGATAAAGCCTTGGCCACCACTGATCTTGTCATCTGGGTCAAACATATCTTGTGATGCGTATGTATGGTTAGTACATACTAGTCCTACGTTGTAACTACCAATCATGTTAACAGTATTTCTAACAAGTGATGTTAGTGCTTTAGGCTTACGACCCATATCACCCTTCATATCACCCTTGTTAAACTGATCAACATCAGTTGGCGTTAATAGCATACCTAATGAGTCAACTACAAACAATACCTTAGGACGATCTTCCTCGTTCATTGCTTTATAGTCAGCCATAAATGTACTAATAGTTTTTGCTACATCATCAATCATTGACATATTAAGTTTAAGAAGTTTATCTTCTCCAGTGTCAACGTCTAGTGCTTGTAGCCATGATTCATCAAGTGCGTTCTCTGAGTCAATTAATACTACAAAGATACCTTGATCTTGTGCGTGTTTTACAATGTTACCGGCACAAAAGTAACTTTTACCTGCGCCCGATTCACCTGCGAACACTGTTACCTTACCTAATGGAACACCTCTGTGAAAGTCTCCACTAATAAGATAGTTAAGTGCATATGAGCCTGTTGAGATCCAATCTGTAGGATCGTTAAAGCCGCTACTCATGCCTGAGATACTTTTAGTTAAGTCCTTACGGAACTTACTAACATCAAACGATTTAGCCATAGTTTCTCCTTGTTTAAAGCTAATATAGGGGATATTTCACCCCTACACATTATTTTTATTTTATGATTGACGTGCTCTAATCATTGACAAGATGTCTTCTGCTTTACCATCATTTGCCGGAGCCGCCGCTGGTGTTGCTTCTGCTACTGGAGCAGGTGCTACTGGTGCCGCCTCTGGTGTTGGTGCCGCTTCTGGTGCGCTCTGACTAGTAGCAGTCGCTTGTGGACTTGCCGCCTTTGTCGGATCACCTGTTCTTGCCGCCATACCTGATGGTCTAAAGTAATTGCTCCAACGATCTGGATCATATGCTTCACCATCTACTGATGCTTCAAACATTTCTTGCATTACTTTTACTTCAACATCACCTGGCTTCTTAGGTAAGAAGTCTGATAAGTTAAACAAACCATTAGTTTCAATAGCTTTCATTTCAACGTCAGTTAATGGACGCTCTCTACGTGCCCAATTACTTGTGCTATAGTCTGCGTATCCACCTTTTGAAGTTTTATTAAGACGGAAGTCTACACCAGCAGTATAATCTGTTGGTAATTCTTCCATATCAGGATCCATAAGTGCCTGCTTAATAATTTGAAAGATTTGCGGTCCAATGATAAAACGTCTAATTGGATTTTCTGGAGTGTTATCGTCTGATAGTGGATTATCAGTTACGTAACCTTGGAATACGTATGAACGCTTTTTCCAATACTTACGACCCATGTCTTCAAGACTTGCGTCTTTAAACCATCCACGTACCTCGTTTAGGATATTACAAGTTTCGCCATACATTTCCATACATGGTACTTGTACTTGTACTGGACGTGATCCAGTATCGCCTTTTACTCCGCTAAATGGAAGTTTGATCATCAAACGTTCTTTCCAAAAGAAAGTATTTGATTCATCGCCATCTGGCAAGAATCTTAGAGTCGAGCTCTGTCCTTCTGCCATATTCCAAAATGGGTAAATTGCGTTGTCGCCACCTGATGATCGATTGCCACCGGTGTTTGCTTCTTGTTCTTTAAGTTTAGCTCTAATTTCTGCTAATGATGCCATAGTTATGCCTCCTATATGTTATGCCTATGTGCTGAGTAACAACATTGTTACCCTTTGTGCCTTAATTACGTACAGCACTATATGTATTGTACGCTATTACTTATTAAAAGTCAACCTTTATTTTGCCTTTTTTGGATAAAATGTTTAAACGCCAGCTAATTGCTGAATTCTAGCCATTTCATCGTCTTGCCCTTTAAGTAATTCTACCATTACTTTCTGGGCTTCTTCAACAGCATTATCACCATACTTCTTTTGTACTGATGTTATTACTGCTGTTTCTCCTTTCGGAAAACTATTTTCAACGTAGTCGTACATGCTTTTAACATATTCATCTAGTTCGACATCGTTCTTTTGTTCTATTTCACTATCTGGTGCTGAATCACTATCAGCTAAAATTTTATCTGCTGTAGCTTTATTCATTGTACATTTATGCATTTTACCAGAACCTTCTGGATATTCAAATTCTTTACCACCTTTTGACGCACAGTCAGCCGCCGCCATTTTATAATCTTCAAATGCTTGATCTTCATCAAACCCTAATTCAACGTTAGGTTCTTCTTCGTGCTTCGAATTAGAAATAATACTATCTAAATGTGTTTCAAATGATTCATCAGGATCAAGTCCTTCGTCTGCGTCATGAATACCGTTGCCATTATCGTCAACCCAATGTTCGCCGTTTTCGTCATGTACATCATGTTCGCAGTTTGTAGTAGGATTATGCATTGTATCTCCACAATCTTTACAATGATACTCACTGCCCATAGCTTCAGTTTTTTCTTTGCCTTTCATGCTCGACTTGTCAAAGCCTGTGTTATCACATTCTTTACATCCTTTGCCTTCACACTCGTCGCATAGATGTTTTCCAGTACCTTCGCCTAGTAAATCATCTGGACCTAGCTCTTGTGTTTTGTTTGCTTCACTTACTAATTTATATACGTAAGGAAATACATCTTTCAATTCTTCGTTGAACTGTTTGATTGTTAATTGTGCTGTCCAGTCTGTAGCAATATCTTCTGGAACATCTTCTAGTACGGAAGAAGTAAAGTTCTCAGTCATCTCTTTATACTTAGACGGCTTTTGGATATTTTCAATAGTCTTTTTAACTGTGTTTAATCTGTCGTTAACAACATCCATATAACCTGATAAACCTTCAGCCATTACACTTGAGCGATTCATGTATGTCTTAAATTTACGTAGTTTGTTTAATTCTTCTGAAAGTCCAGTAACATGTTTACCGAAGTCATCATATGGCTTTCCGCCTTCACTGACATGTTGTGCCATTGCTCTAGCACCGTTAAGGTGTTTGAACGGATATTTAAATCTTTCGCCTTCGTTGCTTTCGATATAAATTCCAGCAATACTAGTATTACGTCCTGTTGCTGATTCTTGGTTAATTGGCGCAGAATGTTTTACTACCATTCTTGCTGATCCAATGTTTTGAAAACTAGTTCTACTAGTTCCATATAGTTTTGACTCGCTCATTTGTTTCTCCGTACTAAGGTATTCATAATCTCTTTTATCTAGGTTAGACTTTGTAATATCTCTTGTATCAAAATTTAACATTCTTTTCTTAGAAAATGCTCTTACTTCTTTTAAAAAATCAAACCATTTGTTTTTTAAAACATCTTCGCCTTCGCTGAATAAGTTTTTGCTATACATAATAGTAAGACTGTCTTTGTCTAAGTTGATACTTACTTTTTTACCTGGTACAAAATCAAATTCAAAGAATCTTGCTTCTTTTACATCATTAGTAATCTCAGCAGATTCGTTACCAACTGTAACACTAGGGAATCTTCCTCTAATTTTGTTGAATAGCTCATTTGATATTGTGTCAAGGTTTATCATAATAATATTTATCCTAATAGCCGCCTGTTACGAAAATCGGCATTGGTGGTTCATAGTCTTCATAATCCGATTCTGTTTGGTTAAATGTGTTATAAATTCGTGGATCCCAATCTTTTAGTACACTCATCATTCTTAAAGCAAGTAAAGTAGCACTTACTAGATCATCTGTACCCCCTGGTTTTGCTTTAAAACTTGTTCCTGTAGCAACAAACGATTTTAGTTCGGTTATCAATACTTTACTGTTTATTTCAAGTTTATTATTCTCAACCATAGTTTTTAAACGACTACATGCTGTAATCTTAGTACCGTGTGTAGTATTAAATCCTTTGCGGAACTTACGTACATGTCCTTTACGCATAGGTTCACTTACAAATAGTCCGGGTATATTTTCTTCTCCAAAATCGTTAATAACAATAAGTGCGGCTTCTCCAATACTATTGTTTTCAACACTCCAGTATATATTGCTACCGCTATTGCCACAAGACTCTTTAAGATGAGTACATATATCTGTTAGTATACGAATCTGTTGTGGGATCGGTGTTTCGTTATGACGCCATTCAGCAACTTGTTTGTAACTAGGAAGTTCAAACACTTGTATTGCGGCATAGTCTCCGCCTGTACCCATACTAGGGTCTAATGCCACAGCATAATTTTCTTCAGGGGATGGTTTTGCGTACCAGCGTGTTTGTCCCATGTTCATTATAGGCTCTGTGCCTTCCATAGATGACAACTTGATACTATTAATAAGTGTTTCATCAAATACTAAGAATTCACAACCGTATTCGCGTCTAAATCTTTCTTCGCCAATTCTACCAACTTCAGTTTCTTTCCATTCTTCGTCTCTATCAGGATGTTCGTCCCAACTACATGTAAATCCATGAAATCCATTTTCACCTAAATCTTGTTCATTACCGTGTGCGTCAAACTTATTTTGAGAGCCTTTCCAGATAGTAGCAAACGTATCTTCGTCTGAATTAGGTGTACTTGTAATAATAGCACGACCACCTGTTGCTAGTGTAGGTGATATTGATGTCCAAAATTCATCGGCAATTCCTGGGTTAACAAACGCAAACTCATCACAGTATAATAATGATATAGACATACCACGTCCTGTATTACCTGTTGTTGTAGCACTAACAATACGTGATCCGTTTTCAAACTCGATACTTCCTTTATTATAACTTGTAACTCCTGCTCTAATATGATCAGGACATGTTTCGTAAACATATCGTATACGTTGCATAATTTCTTGGGCACCACTGTACTTGTGTGCGGCGATTAGAATAGTTTGATCAGGATGAAACATAGCATACCATGTAAGATAAACTGCGGCAGTAGTTGTCTTACCTGTTTGCCTAGGCAACATGTTTATATTAAATCTAAATTGGTGATATGATTCTAGTAATCTTTCTTGGTACTGATAAGGATCGAATAATAATTTACCTTTTACAGGATGTTGTATAAAAGCAAAATGTTTAGCAAAGTGTAGATAGCCTAAATCCTCATCCATACAATTCATCATGTCTTGGATCTGCTGTTCAGAGAACTTTTCTCTAGTATTTGCCTTTTTGGTGAGGACGCCGTCTAAACTCTTCATATTAGTATTTAACCAAAAAAATAGGACCCGAAGGTCCTATTGAATATTATTAATTAGCTTTGATATTTTTTATAATGTGAATTTAATTCTTCTTTAATCTTGTCTTTTAGTGCCATTGGATTATCTCCGCCTGCTACTTTTGGATAAGATTTTTTCGACTTATTAAGATCATTAGTCGGTGGATTTGTCATATCAGTATATGGAGCATATTCTTCCCCTGGCTCATTAGCATAATCTTCTGATGCTTCTGTATCAAGGCCTGCTCTTGCTTTTAATGAATTTAAGTCATCATCGCCTAGCTCTGGATTTACTTCAATGTCTTCCATTCCACAGCCGCCTGTTTTAAGATCCATATCACCTGGCTTATCATCTTTACCTGGAATTTCTGGATCATCTACAGGTGTTCCTGTCATTATTTTTGGCATTGATAATTTTGGCATTTCTTTGTCTGCCATTCCTGCGTTACCTAAGCCTGCGTTTTTCATCATATCTAATAAATCAGCTACATGATCTTTACCACTTGCGTTTAATGATATATTCATTGTTACCGGATTGCCTTTGTCCATTTCTGGAGCCATAGGCGCTGGCATTGGAAGTGATCCTTCATCTACTGACTCAGTTAGTTTAGTACCTTTTTCAACAGCATCAAAACCTTCTAAGATATTTTTCATATCGCTAAAGTTAGTATCGCCTTTGAAAGGTTTATTACCTACTGATGCGGCATCCATATTTTGTAAGATTTTTTTCATATCCATTATTTACTCCCTACTGGAGACTTGGTGCCTTCAGTGTCTGTTATGTCTGTTGTATCGCCTGCTTTAACATCGGCAATTGGGCTATACTCGTTGGATTTGCGAGCAACCTCTAATTCTTGTAAAAGATCCATTACTCTATTTGCGCCAACATGGTCTTGTGCTTTTGGATCAGCTTGTTCCATTTCTTCTTTAGTAAGTCTTGCTTCGTATGGAGCATCATCTTTTGGTTCTTGATATGCTTCAATTGGATCATTAACTGATCTAACAACAATGTTAGCTGGTGAACAGTTACAACATTGGGCAATGTACTCACCTAACACTTGTGGAGTAGTAGGATAGTTTAGTGCTACTTCATAATGAGTAACTTCTATGTTTTGTAACTTTGGAAAGTCTAATGGACGTTCTTGTATTGGTGTTTTCTTTCCAGGACTCATTGACGCTACACTATAACGTTGTAAGCACCCTTCTAGACTGTCAGTAAAATCTTCTGACATCTCACCGGCAACGCCGATTTTAAATTCATATACTTTTTTTGCTTCTGCGAGGTATTTTTCAAACATGTTCATTCCCTATTATTAATTATTTATCCATATTCTTAAGTTTTTCTAGCAGACTATTGCGGTCAGTAATGATGGCTCCTTCGCCTTGTACAATGCCACCGTCATCAATACCGCCGTCTTTATCCATTTTCTCTTTTTTAAGTTGTAGGTCAATCATTTTTAATTTCTTGTCCATTTTAGCAACTTTAGCATCTAGTGATGTTTTTAACATACCACCTGCTACTTCAAAAACTCTACTAGCGTAACGTGATTCGACATTCATGCCTAAGTCCATTAGATCATCATAAGCTGTTAATGCTCGTTGTGCTATATCATTAAGTTCTTCATCTGCTTTTTCGCCAAGACCTTTTACTGCTGGTAATGCTCCAGCAATCTTATCAAATTCAGCAATATCTCGCAACGTATCATTTTGTTGCTGTATTACATCCTTTTTTTCTTTTTTCTGTTCTTTTTTGATTATATCCTTGCTATCAGGTAAATCAAGTAAGTCTTCTAATTTCTTGGTCATTGGTCTCTCATTATATGCTACTATTATATTTAGCTAAACTATTTAGGTACGTGATCCTTGATGGAACATATCCTTTTCGGTAATAACTCTAAAATTAATGCCTTTAGACTTAGCATATGCTCTTGCGGCTTCCCACTTTGCCATATTTAGTGCTACGTGTGCTTGATTATGTTTTGAGTTTCCGGCGTTTTCCATTGTAACTTGTTTGTCTGGTTTTACTTCAATAAGTTCAACCATATTTTTACCTTTTTTAGTTTTATACTGTATAAAGAAGTCCGGAACGTATACTGTATGTCTACCGGTAAATGGATTTCTATAAGGAATTTTTACTGCTTCACTAGCCCAAGCCTGAATTGCCGGATTTTCATCGCAAAATTTCATAAACGCAAACTCCCAACTACTTCTGTATGATGGTGTTTTACGTCCTACATATTTGTCAGGATTTTTAATATTATATTTGCCTTGAGCAAACTTGGCCATAGGACTAACCTACTAAGTTTCTTGCTTCTACAGGAGTTGTAGTATTATCAACTCTAAATCCTAAACTACTAATTCGTTGTCTATTAAAGTTAATAACTTGGGCAACTGTAAAACTTAATTGTAGTTTATTAAGGCCACCTAATGTGTCTATTAATTCAAATACTTTTAAACCGTCAATTTTTGCTTGTTGTAAAAGTATTGCTCCCGTAGATTTTGCCGCTTCTTTATCAAACCCTTTGTTTTCTAAAAATCCAATAACAGCATCAACTTCGTTACTTGGATATGCTAATTGTTTAGCGTAAAATGTGTTGAATATCTTTTTAGTTTGGCTTTGACTATCTAAGTTATCTGGTTTACGGGGTAAATTTAATTCAATTGAACTCATTTTATATTACTCCTAAGGCCCTATGTATCCAGGGTCAGTATATCTTGGACCACTAGAAGAACTAGACGAGCTTGATGATGTCTTTGAAGTTTCTCCGCCACCTGGGTTAGCACTATTAATAAGTTTACCTATGCCAACCACGCCAGCGGCAAGCGCGGCTGTTTTAAAGTCACCGCTTCCACCTGTTGGAAATGCTAGTCCTGCTACACCACTTACATCTACTCCAGATGCTTTACCTAGTGCGTTAAGACTCTTGCCAATTAGTTCGCCTTTAATTCCTGACGCATCTAAATTTCCTGCGTTCTTAATAGTATTAGCGGCTCTTAGTACTGTACCAAAATCTGCTTTACCACCGGTAATGTCATCTATAACACCAAAGCCACCTGCTAGTACTCCGCCTACACCTAGTAAGCTAGATGCTCCGCCGCCACCTAATGAATTTGGACTTGGTGTTTTATCGTAATGTTCGTCACCGAATCCTTTAGGACCATTTTTCATTGAACCTCTGCTATAGTGTACTGTTTCATATTCAACAGTCATTGAATTGCTAACAGGGTCACTTGCTGAGTAATCCATAGTATCGTGTTGCCACTGACTAATAATAGGATTAATTAATGTCATTGTAGTATAACGTTTTCTTGACATTTGAGAAATTTGTATACTTGTAAAAAAAGGTTCAGCACTATCATTATCAAAACCGTATCTGTATTGTTTTTCTGAAAATAATGTACCACTAGCGTATTGTTCACTAAAACTTGGTTTATTAGTCGCATACTCCGGTATTGTAGGATCAGGTGCTCCCGCAGGATTTACTTTAGCATAGTTACCATCTCTGTAATAGTATCTGTAGTATGCTTCCCACAATGCTGTAGTAACACCATAGTTGTCATCATGAAAAGTTATACTAACTGGTTGGTAGTCTATACGTTTTTGTACTACTTTTTTTCTGTTGTATTGGTTAATAACATCTGTTTGAATATTAAACGCTGGTAGTTGTGCTGATTTTACAAGCATGCCTATTTCGTTCATATGTTTTTGTGCTAACTGAGGAATAACTGCAGAAGACTTAGGGTTAATATTAAATGTAACGTGATAAAGAAATTTTACCTTAGGGGCTAATCTTTGATTATCATCAACAAACATTCTCGCCGCATGGGCAAAGTCACCTAAATTGCCTTTAGGGCTTAAAGCACCACTTGCTACGTTATCTAAAAATCCGTTTAAAAAGCTCATGCAAATATTTATCCAATTGAATAAAGTGAGTAGATAATTCGGTCATAAAAAAAGGGACATAAAAATGCCCCTTAATTTATTAATTTATAATGCTAAATTTTGTTTATGCCGCGCCACCGCCTGTGATAGCAGTGTTAACTGTTCTACCAATAGCTGTGCCAATGCCTGTACCTTGTGGTGATTGGATAGCGTTATCATAACGTATTGTTAAAGTCACTGTTGCTACTTCTGATGTTGCGTAGTTTAGTGAATTATAATTTGCGCTTGATAGATAACAACCATACAATTCAAATGTTTCTAGTACACCTGCTGTGTTTGCTCCGTTACCACCGTCTAAGATTTCAATTCTAGTTACAAACTTATAATCTGCTCCACTTGCAGCACTTGACTGTTCGAAGAAATCAAATTGTTTCTGTAATTGTTCGCCAACTAGTTTTTGTACGTTGTTACTTACATCTTCACGTAAGTTCAATGTAATTGGATCCCATGTATGTTTACCAGCTAAAAAGACTTTGGAGTTGTAAATATCCACTGTCATATCTTCAAATGTTACGTTAGGTCTTGTTACGTCCATTACTTGCTTTGTAAGCTCAGTCGATGGACTCGAAACACCAAAGTTTTCTAATGATACTCTAAAGCGGTATTGTAGCTTAGGCATTAACAAGCCCTGATTAGAAGCACTCGCGTTACTATCTAGTGGTACTGTTAATTTTGAAAGTGTTGAAATTGCCATTATATACTCCTGTTACTTTTATTTATCAACTTATAGTCCTGAAATTTCACCAGTGTTTTTAAGTCTTAACGGAATGTAAATAAACTCAACTGCTTTTACAGGTTCAATAGCAATATCAACATATAGTTCATTTCTATCAATTCTGTTTGGCGTGTTGTTGCTTTCATCACATACAACTAAGAAGTCATATAATGCTCTTTGCGATACTAGCTCTAGCATTAAACTGTCTACTTGTGCTTTCATTTCATCTCTTGTAATTTTATCGTTAGGCTCAAAGATGTAAGGTTTAGCAAGTTTCTTAAGTTGTGATCTTAAGTAAATTACTAGTCTTGCTACATTAATTCTATCTAACGCACTTGCATTTCTTGCTCTAGTCTTCTGACCAAAGTTAACAAGTCCTGCTCCTGTTAAGAATGTAATAGGGTTAATACTATTACTGTAAAGTGTATCACGCTGTCCTTCGTTTAGCGCAATTGACTTAAATTCGCCTTCGTTATCAATAAAGCCTGACGCTGTTGCGTTAGTAATGCCACCACGTCTTGTTCCTGCTGGAGCAAACCATGGAAACGATACTTGATCGCTTAGTGCCAATGTTCTAATAATACCGTGACTTGGTGGAACAACAACGTTGTTACCTGCGTTATCACTTGTAAATAAGCTCGGATAGAACATACCTAAGTATTCGTCTCTACTTGGTGCGCCTTCGTCATTGTCTTCAACTGCTAGTGCTGTGTTTGCGCCCCAGTTATTTAATGATGTAGCATCACTAGTTAATCTAAACGGAGTATCACCAACAACAAATGCTGTTAATCCTCTATCGTAGTTTAGACTTACCATTTCACCAATTAGTTCTGGATACCCTGGAGTTGCCATAACGTTAAACAGTCTTGATTCATCATCTCTAATTTCTTGGTTACTGTTAACCATTGCTTGTAGAGCTTGAATAATAACTTTACGTTGTGCTTTACGTCCAAAGCTACCTGCGCCGTTTGATTGATTAGCACTTTCAGTAGTCCATCTGTGTGGATAATATAATGCCTGACTTACGTCACCTTGACGAACGTTTTTAGCTGTTGTGTCAACAAAGTTACGTTGGAACTTCTTAACATTAAAGCCTGAACGTCTTAGGTTCCATAGCAACATACCTTTTGGATATAGTGCTGGATCAGGAGCGTCTGTGTCTAAGAAATCACTAACTAGTAATTCCTTAATTGTTCCTGCTGGAGCAACTGTTGCTGTTCCGCCAGTTGTACCATAACGTGCGTCAGCAAATAAAATACCATCTTCTGAAGATTGATCACCTTCATCTAATGCTAACCATTTTGCTAAGTCTGCGTTATATTTGTGTACTTGTGGATAGTTTTCTAAGTCTGCTGTTGATACCCAAATATCACCTGTTACTAGTGGTGTAGTATCTGACTGTTGTGTAGGCTCAGTAGCACTTACAATTGGTCCTTCTGGATCAGCCGCTGGATATACGTTTGCGTAACCTTTCCATGTAGTGCCATCATGTATCATCATGTCTACTTCGTCAACAATTGAACTATACCATAGTCTACCGTCTGTAGTTAATGCTGTTGGAGCATCTGCGCTTGCTGTTTGAGTTAAGATTTTCCAATTTGAAGCGTGGAAGTCATAAGTAGCATCACCTGCTGGAGCCGCATATAAGTTTGCTGTTCCTGCTTTTGTTGTGTAGTTATAAGCCGCAAAACCAATACCAGCAAATAAGCTGTTTGTATCTTTAATGCGGATTTCACCACCTGCTGAGTGTGTAATTACAACTCTGTTACTTGCGTCTACGCTTGCTACAATATTTTCAAATCCTGCCGCGTTAATTGCGTCAGCAATTAAGTCTGCGTCACTTGCCGCACCTGTTGCTGTTACACTTAATGCTTTACCTGTTTGAATTGCAGCTTTTGTTGGATCACTTTCTGCCATTTGGAAACCATATGACTGAGCAGTTAATGAACTTGATGTAATTGCTGAAGAAGTAATAGTAGTTGCGCCTGAAGCGTTTCTAGCCATGATAGTAAAATCAAATTCTTCATTTTCATTTTCGCTTACGTGTGCTTGTACATATAACTGTGCTAATGCTAAGTTAGATCCGCCACCTGTTTTGTCTAAGTTATAAATTGCTTCTTGATGCGTTTTATAAACTGGTGCTGATTTCTCTTCCCATAACTGTGTTGTACCGTTGAAAATTTTAACTTTCATTTGTACACCTAAGTTAGCGTCTGTAGTTTTGAACCAAATACTTCCTGTAGGTCTTGTTTTTGTATCTGCTGTTTTAAACTCAGGTACTTGTGTATGTGGTTTAATTTCTAATGCTGGAGCATAACTAACACCTGCTGTTAGACCTAAGTCTGCTAGTAGTGTTCCTGATGCGCCTGCTGATAATACAATAGCACCATCGTCATCTGTTGATCCATCAGTTGTTGATGATCCATCACTATAAATGTATAGTTTGCCATCTACTGCCGCCGCCGATACACCTGTAATGCCTGCGCCTGTAATATCTAACGCCATTTGTGTTGCTGTTGTACCTGTTGCCGCAACTGTTGTTCCATTAATACCAATAGTTTGTGCTATTGTTAATGTTGGATTTGAAACTGTTGCTTGTACAGTTGGCCAACTCTTGACCCAGTCTGCTGATCCTACTTTAACCCATGCTCCTGAGCTATTTTTGTAGTACACTTTATTAACAGTTGTTGTTGCTACAATAGCGTAGTTTCCTACAGCACCTACTGACCCTTTTGGAGCACCTGTGTTTTGTTCTCCAACTAGGTTAACTTTATTTGTAATAACAAGTGGTACTTTATTTGTAAATGACTGGCCACCAGTTACAGTCACAGCATTGCCGTTCCACTCAAATATTCCGTATTTTGTTAAGGCAGTGTCAAACCACCATGTTCCGTTAGCTGGAGTTGCCGCAGGAGCACTTGAACTAGGTTCAATCTCTGATAAATTAATATCTGCTCTTACTACGAATGCTCTGTTACTAACACCTAAATATGAATATGCAGCCTGTAAGCCGTATTCATTTAACTCTCCGCCGTTTACCGGATTGTTACTTGCGTCTGTTTGGAAAATTGGATCTCCAAACGTATCAGCTAAATCTCTTTGTGATGTAATTAAGAAAGGAACGCCTGCGTTCGCTTTCGTTGTTCCTCTTGCTGTACCTGTTCCTGCCGCGTTTTGTTTATCCTGCTTGGAAGCAACAAAAAGCATTGGAGTGGTACCTGGTTCTGCTGGTGTGTAGAAACTTTCGTCAATTACACTAACCTGTACTCCTGGTGATACTAAAGCCATTTTATTTTTCTCCTGTGGTGTTCATAATAACAACTGTTAAAAGTATTTATGCCTTTATTAAAAAAGAGTACAACAAATACCCATCGAAAAGGTGGTGAAAAGGTGAGGTAAATACAATATGAGACCTTTATGCGATTGCGGCATACGTCCTGCCGCTATAAACTATAAAAAGAATAACAAAACTTACTATCGACGGGTATGTGAGAAATGTTTACACAATGGCGGTCGAAACATCGGTGTACCTAAATGGTATCAAGCTGGATATCGACAAAAAGAGGTTTGCGAGAAGTGTAATTATAAGAGTAAGCATAAAGAACAGTTTAACGTATATCACATAGACGGTGATTTAAATAACTGTCGTCCTAATAACTTAAAAACTATATGTGCTAATTGTCAGAGGATTCAGCAAAAGCAAGGCGTTCAGTGGAAGCAAGGCGACCTTTTACCTGACTTTTAAGATCGTCAATAGTACCTTCATTATAGATATTAAAATCAAAATTAGCTTTAGCCCAACGCCATTCACTTGGGTGTACATCAGTTGGTTCAATGCCTAAGTCTTGGTATTGTCTAAACCATAAAGGATCCGGACCACGTTTTACACACCATACTTTGCCACCCATACTTTTAATAACTTCTACTTCATTCTCAAAGCGTACATCAGGAATAACAAAATTTTTATCAGGATTATCAATAATAGTCTTTTTAACAAAACTTACCCAAATGCCATCATAGAATCCGTTACGCATACAGTCGGTACCAAACTCTTGTAATACTAGTCTCGGAGTTACACTACGTCCTGTTTCTTTTGTCCAAAATGAATCTTCTTGCTCACGCCAGTAACGACTGTCTGGAGTTTCGCCTTCAAGCATATCACGTGGCCAATCAAACATTAAAGATACAGCATCTTTAAGTTTGTCCGCAAAACTAATCTTTTCAAAGTTGTGATCGTCGACTAATATATCTGCTACTGTACCTTTACCGCAACTAATAAGTCCACATATTCCAATAATCATACTGATTCCTTAATTTATAATGTTATTATACATTATAATTTATCGGAAGTCAAGTGTTATTTTAGCCGATTGTGAAGCCGTAGCCTGTACCGCCTGGTACAGCCATTTGAATGTCCATTTCAAGTTTTTCTAGTTCGGATTGTGCTTCTGCTTTTAGGGCATCACCGTTCATAGAAGTTCCACCTTGTGGTCCAGCAATAGTAGAAAACTTACTACGTGCTTCGCCTAGCATATATTTACTTTTTGCCAAAGCATAATCTTTAATCCATTGTATAGCCATGTAGTCTTCTAATAATTCAAAGTCGGGTCTATAATTGTAAACATAAAGTAGTAATTCTTCTTCTGCTCTTGGACGTTGTAATACTGTAAGTTTTTTATTTGATCTATTCCATTTAAATTCAATAAAAGAACCAAACATACGTCCTACTAGTTCTTGGAAGCCAGCAAACGCATTATAAGTTGCTAGGCCACCCATGTTACTACTTGCTAACAAGTAAGTATTTGTGTATGCTAGATTGAATGGTTCAAACAACGTGCCGCCATCGCCGCCACCTGTGCGTGACCCAATTGATCTACGAAATATTTGACGTACTTCCATTATTTCATTTGGAAGAATGTAATCGTTTTGATCAATCACTGTAGGAAGAAATATATATGATTCTTCTACAGCATTATCACTACGCTGTCTAAATTTTGTTAATGCTGTATCAAGTGCGCTTTCATAGTGTTCTGGGTCTAGTTCGACATCAATCATGCCTCCGCCTAGATTTAACTCTATATATTTGTACACTTCTTGTCTTTTTGTCTGAATATTACTGGCCATGTTTGTTCTTCTCCGCTATAGTATTTATCATCACATAAATACTATTACTATGCCGAGATTGAGTTTATACAAACCCGAAAAGGGAAAAGATTATTCCTTCCTTGATAAGACTATAACAGAAATGTTTACAGTTGGAGGAACGGATGTCTTCGTTCACAAGTATTTAGGACCTAAAAATCCTGATGATGCTACTGCTACGGCTGATCAGCCACAGTACGATGCTGTAAAAGAAACAAACATACAAGATATGCTGTTTATGGAAAACAGAGATCGTAAATACGATCCAGACATTTATACAATGCGTGGCATTTATAATGTTTCAGATGTAGACTTTGATATGAGTCAATTTGGACTGTTTTTACAAAATGATATTATCTTTATGACAATTCCTATTAATTATAGTGTTAGAACATTAGGACGTAAAATTATGTCCGGAGATGTAATTGAACTTCCGCATTTAAAAGACGAAAATGCTCTTAATGACTTTAGTGTAGCATTAAAGCGTTATTATGTAGTTGAAGATGTAAACAGAGCAAGTGAAGGATTTTCACCTACTTGGTATCCACATTTGTATCGTGTAAAAATGAAACAAATTGTTGACTCGCAAGAATTTAAAGAAATACTTGATTTACCAGCAGAAGAAGGTAGTACACAAACATTACGCGATGTGCTTAGTACATACGAAACAGAAATGCAAGTTAATAATGCTATTATTCAACAAGCAGAAGCAGACGCACCTAAATCAGGTTATGATACTAGTAGTTTCTACACACTACAAACTGATGACAATGGAAAAGCAGAACTTGTAAGAACTGATCAAACTGACATTGATGCTAGTATTGAAAGTGGTCAATTAGATGCTAGTAGAGTTAATCAAACACCAGACCGTAATGGCTATGACGGATATTTATTAGGAGACGGATTAGCACCAAACGGAGAAACATTTGGTAGCGGTATTTCTTTTCCTACAGATAGTGTAAAAGGTGACTATTTTTTACGTGTTGACATGATGCCTAATAGATTATTTAGATATGATAGCCAAAGGTGGGTCAAAATGGAAACAGTTGAACGTCAAGACCTTTCAAATACAACTACAAAACAAACACAAAAAGGTACATTTGTTAATAATACTAACACTAGTACAATTAGTGGCGAGGTTGTTCCAGAACGTCAAGGTATTTCACAAGCACTTAAACCAAAGGCAGATAATTAATGCAACATTTTTATGATGGACAAATTAGACGTTATGTTACACAGTTAGTAAGACTGTTTAGCAACTTCTCATATAAAGACGGTGACGGTAAAATAACACAAGTACCTGTTATGTACGGAGACATTACTCGTCAAGTTGGACACATCCTTAGAGATAATTCAGAGAACAAAATACCTAGTGCGCCTCGCATGGCAGTTTATATTACTGGATTAGAACAAGATAGAACACGTACATCAGACAGTTCATTTACTAGTAAAGTTCATATTAGAGAACGAGCATACGACGAAGACAACAACGAATACTTAAATACGCAAGGTAAGAACTATACAGTAGAACGTATTATGCCTAGTCCTTATACATTAAGTGTTAATGTAGATATTTGGTCAACTAATACAGATCAAAAGTTACAAATTATGGAGCAACTATTAATGTTGTTTAATCCTAGTTTAGAAATACAAACTACAGATAACTATATTGATTGGAGTAGTTTAACTAGTGTAGAACTAACAGGAACAAGTTTTAGTAGTAGAAGTATTCCTATTGGTACAGAATCAGAAATTGATATCGCACAACTTAGTTTTACAACACCTATATACATTAACATGCCTGCTAAAGTTAAAAAACTTGGTATTATTACAAATGTTGTAATGAGTATTTTTGACGAATCAAAAGGTACAATTAACCTTGGAGAGTCTACACCAGAGCTAACAGCATACAGTGGCACTGTACTTCCTACTACTGATTTAGAAAAAGGCGGACTTGATCTTAATATGGTAGTACGTGGTTACGAAAACTATGATCTTAATGTTCTTAACAATGTAGCACAATTAATGAACAAAGGTTCAATTGGTACAGCATTATGGACTGATTACTTTGAAGATCGTCCACAAGATTATGTTGCTGGATTAAGTCAATTACAATTAAAGCGTACTGTACTTCCGGGTGAAGCATCAACAGCAGGAAGTGTTAACGGAACTATTACAATTAATCCTCTAGACGAAACACAACTTGTTATTACTTGGGACGAAGATACAATTCCTACAAATACTAATTTAAATTCTCCAGCAGGAAGAGGTAATGAAGGTAGTGTAGATTTTATCATCGATCCTAAAAAATATAATCCAACAGGTGCTAAAACAGCAGGATTGAGATTACTACTATTAGATTCAATCGGTGACACTGGTAATGAAGACGGTCCAGACGCATGGAAAGGGTCAAGTAATATTGATTTCCATGCTAGTGAAAACGATATTATTGAATGGGACGGTAATGATTGGAATATAGTATTTGATGCTAGTACTTACACAAATACTTCTACAGTTTACATAACCAACTTAAATACTGGTGTACAGTATAAATGGACTGGTACAGAATGGATACTTTCATTCGAGGGCGAATACCGAAAAGGCTCTTGGCGTATCACCAAATAGCATAACTAATTGCATGAACCAAGAGATAATTTGTAGTGGTGCTCTCTTTTATTCATTAAAAACTAAACGGTTTTTGTTATTACATAGAGCACAAAGTAAACAGAAAAATGTATGGGGCTTAGTCGGCGGGACAAACGGCAAGGATGAACTTCCGTGGCCTGCGCTACAAAGAGAAATTGAGGAAGAACTAGGCTTTCTTCCTAGCATTACTAAAACTATTCCTCTAGAAACATTTATTAGTACAGACGAAAAGTTTAGTTTTCATACATACTTGGTTGTTGTAAATGAAGAATTCCTACCAATATTAAATGAAGAACACAATGGGTATTCATGGGTAAGTTTTGGTAAATGGCCAAAACCCTTACATGTAGGATTACGTAATACATTACAAAGCAAAACAAATCAAACTAAACTGGAAACAGTGTTTAACTTAATTGGATATTTAGAAAATGAAACAAATTAAGAATATTACTATTGTAGGTGGTGGATCAGCGGCTTGGTTAGGTGCGGCATATCTTATGAATAACAAATGGGATCTTGAACTAACAGTTATTGATAAAGAAGTAGGTAATCCTATTGGAGTTGGTGAAGCAACAGTACTTACGTTTCCACATTTTTTAAGAGAGTGCGGATTACAACTAACTGATTGGTTTCCAAATATTGATACAACATATAAAACAGGTATTAATTTTCCTGGTTGGAAAGATCCTAAGGGCAGTGTTTGGCATCCGTTTTATTTAAATAGAAGTTACTTTGATAAGCAATGTACACAATACGATATATGGGCGCACAATAAACAACATACAGATTTTAAAACATCAGCATTACCCACTTATAATACTGTAATGAACAACAAAGTAGACATGTGGGGATCATTTGAAACACTAGCATATCACATTGATGCTGGAAAATTAGTAACACAACTACAAAAGTTTTGTCATGGAAATGTAAATGTAATTAAAAGTGACGTAGTTGGTGTTAATAGAGATTCATCTGGTAATGTAACAAGTGTTGAACTTAAAAACGGACACGTACACAGTTCGGATTTATTTGTTGATTGTACAGGCTTTGCCTCAATTTTAAAAGATTCTGATCGTGTAGAACTGTTAGGTGAAGGTAGATTGTTTACAAATTGTGCTGTAGCTGGTCATGTACCTTATGAAAATATTGAAGAAGAACGTGTTCCATATGTAGATTGTCCTGCTGTTGATCATGGCTGGATTTGGAAAATTCCTACACAAACACGCTTTGGAAGTGGCATGGTATTTAATAAAGATATTACAGATATTGATACAGCGAAACAATATTTTTGCGATCACTGGAACGGAAGAATTAAACCGGAAGACTTGAAAGTTATTGATTGGGTTCCTTACTATAGTAAAAACTTTTGGGAGAATAATGTAGTTTCAATTGGACTAAGTGGTGGATTTATCGAACCACTAGAGTCAACTGGACTTGCTAGTATGACAACAGGTTTTGAAAAGTTATTAGCACGTATCTCTCACAATGCTTACTCAGAAGCTGATGTTCATGGGTATAACCAAGAAATGATATACTGGTATGAAGATGCTGTTGACTTTATTAACAGTCATTATGCTGACACTAAATGGGACACACCTTTTTGGAATTTTGTTAAAGAAACACATGTAAAATCTGAAAAACATCTTTATTATGAAGCATGGTTGAAAGATCCAAATAGAAAATTTTATACAAGCGTAATGTCTAAAACATTATTTCATCCACCTAACTGGCATTTATGGCTAATACAAATGGGATATCCTGTTAATAAAGATCTAAACTATTTAAATCCTATGGAAACTGAATTTATGATGAGAGAGTTTCATATGGCCGAAGAAGTACGTGTTCGTTCAAGTATACCTCATACTGATGCTATCGAATCTACTAACTTAGGTTGTGACTGGTGGCATCGTGGTCGTACAGGAGGAGATAAGTTACAATGAAAATTGTAGTTGTCGGTGGCGGTACAGCCGGATGGCTTGCGGCACTAATGGTTTCAAAAATTAGACCTGAACATAGCGTTACATGTATTGAAAGTTCAAAGATTGGTATTATTGGAGCAGGTGAAGGATCAACAGGATCACTTACTAATGTTGTACAAAATATTATGTGGAACTTAGGTTGTAATGAGCAAGATTTTATTAAAGAGTGTGATGCTACAATTAAACTAGGTATCAAACATATTGGGTGGGGACCAGACAAAACTAAGTCTTATATTGGACCAATTGATGGTACTCCTACTAGTAATGATATGGCTGACATTGTATTCCAACATGCTTTAGGATATAGAGAGCAGGACTTATTACACATTGCTACTGAGCTTGGTTATAAAATTCATCATAATAAAAATAGTTTTGTAGAGCAAGAAGGAAACCATGCTTATCATTTTGATGCCCATAAAGTTGGACAGTATTTTAAGAAGATTTGTAGTACAGTAACACACATTGATAGCGAAGTTGAGCATGTTAATATCGACAGTCATTTAGGATTTGTATCGTCAGTAAAGTTAAGTAACGGTGATACAGTAAAGGGTGATATGTTTATTGACGCAAGTGGATTTAATCAAGTTCTAATGAAAGCAGTAGGCGGTAAATGGAAAAGTTACAAAGAAAACTTGCCTGTAAATAGCGCATTACCGTTTTTATTACCGTATGAAGACGATGAAAAGATTGAACCTGTTACTAACGCCTGGGCACAAAATAATGGATGGTGCTGGCAAATTCCAACAAAAGAACGTCGCGGATGTGGCTATGTATTCTGTGATGACTTTGTTACACCGGATCAAGCACACGCTGAACTTGAACAAACAATCGGACGTAAAGTTGATCCAATTAGACTACTAAAGTTTGATAGTGGTAGACAAGAAGACGTTTGGATTAAGAATGTATTATCAGTAGGACTATGTGCGGCATTTGCTGAACCTCTCGAAGCAACTAGTATTCATACTACTATTATGCAGTTAAAACATTTTATTTTTAGTTGCTTAGGAGCAACTGCTGAAGAAACATGTAATCCAGGACAAGTAGAAAATTACAACAAAGTAAACGGCAACTTATACGATAACATGAAAGATTTTCTTGTAGCACACTATACATGTGGAAGAAACGATACAGAGTTTTGGAAGTATATTAATAGCGGTGCTACTATAACACCGTTTGTTGAGCATATAAGAGGTGTTTGTAAACATCGTGTACCAAACACATCATTGTTTCCTAAACAAGAAGGTTCTGCGGGTTGGCCGTTATGGAGTTATGTACTAGCAGGTACAGGACAATTATCAGATGAAATAGCAAGGCAAGAAATTGAATTTAATTCAACTAACGTGTTAGCTGATACATCTTATATCAATCATATTAAACAATTTGATCAAATGGCAAAAGACTTGCCAGACAATACCCAATATATAAAAGGTTAATAAATGAATAACGTATTAGTAATAGGCGATGTAATAATCGACAAATATATTTATGGTACCTCTACACGTATCAGTCCTGAAGCGCCTGTGCCTGTAATAACTTATATTGAAGAAAAAGAAACAAGAGGTGGCGCAGGACTTGTATACGAAAACTTAAAAAGTTTAGGTGTTAACGTTGACATGTTCGAAACACCTGGAGAAGTTAGTGTCAAAACTAGAATAATCTGCGACGGGCATTACATTACACGTATCGATGATGACGCACAAGCAAATGGAACAGAAGTTTTAAAACGAGTACAAGAAACTAATTTTTCTCAATACGATTATGTTATACTAAGTGACTACAACAAAGGTGTATTAGATGAAGCAAGAGAAATTATTAAACATATTAATACATTTAATTGTAAAGTAATTGTTGATCCTAAAGAAAATCAGTGGTTCTACGAAGGTGCTTGGCTAGTAAAACCTAACTACAGTGAATTTGAATCGTTGGAGTTTGACAATTGGCAAGGTAATATTATTACTACTAATGCCGGCGAAGAAGTTGTTGCTACTATTGATGGTAAAAGATATGAAGTACCTGTTGATAATTTAGAAGTAGCAGATGTTACAGGTGCTGGTGATTGTTTTTTAGCAAGTTTTGTATATGCACTTACTAAAGGATATAACTATGAAAAAGCAATAAAGATTGCCGTTCAAGGTTCAACTGAAAGTGTAAAACATGCTGGTACATATATTCTTAAAAAAGCTGACTTAGAAGAAACTATTATATTTACAAATGGTGTTTTTGACATACTACATACAGGACATTTAAAATTACTCGAATATGCTAAGTCAAAAGGTAATAAACTTATTGTAGGTATTAATAGTGATGAAAGTGTAAAACGTTTGAAAGGTTCTAATAGACCTGTTAACAATCATATGTTACGTAAAGAACAGTTACTAGCATTACCTTGGGTAGACGAAGTACATATTTTTAAAGAAGATACTCCTTTAGAATTAATGAATTGGTTAAATCCGGACTTGATTATTAAGGGCGGTGACTATATAATAAAGACTGTAGTAGGACATGAAAAATTTAATGTTGAAATTTTTCCTACAGTTGAAGGTAAATCAACAACAAGTATTATAGAGAAGATGAAAAAATGAAAATTTTAGTAACAGGACATAAAGGGTTTATTGGTAGCCAATTAGCAAACTACTTTCAGCATCAAGGTCATGAAGTTGAAGGATTTGAATTTGTAGAACATGTAGTACCTAATGTTGAAGCATATGATTGGGTAATACACACAGGCGCTATATCAGATACTACTGAGAGAGATGTTGATAAGGTATGGGCACAAAATTATGAATTTACAATGCGTTTGTTACAAGTTTGTGAACATTTGGGTACAAACATACAACTTGCTAGTACAAGTGCTGTGTACGGTTCTAATACAGCGTTTAACGAGGAAGATCCTGTGTATCCGCAAACACCCTATGCTTGGAGCAAGTACTTAGTGGATAAGTTTTTAAAAGATAATGATACATCTGAATTTGGTATGTTAGTACAATCATTTAGGTACTTTAATGTATACGGTCCAGGTGAAGGACATAAAGGCGACCAAATGAGTTTGGTTAGTAAGTTTCAAAAGCAAGCAAGTCAAGACGGTGTAATTAAATTATTTAAAAACAGTGATAAGTTTGAAAGAGATTGTGTATGTGTATACGACATTTGTAGAATCCATGAAATGATGATGAAACAAGATACTAGTGGTATCTTTAATGTAGGAACTGGAACTGCTAGGAACTTAGCAGAGATAGCAAAAGTTATTGCAGACAAGTATGATGCTAAGATCGAATACATTGATATGCCAGATAAACTAAAAGGACAATATCAAGAATACACTTGTGCCGACAACACAAAGCTACATAATACTATACCAGTTAGACGCTGGATGACAATAGAGGATTATTTAAATGGTGCCAACTAGACTAGAAGGTAAAGTAGACAAAGGCTGGGGTTACGAATTAATCTGGGCTACAAACGAACAATACTGTGGAAAGATTATGGTATTTGAAAAGGTTGGAGCTAAATTTAGTATGCACTTTCATAAAGAAAAAGATGAAACTTGGTTTGTTAATAATGGCAGATTCTTATTAAATTATATTGATACAGATACTGCTGAATATAAATCAAAAGAATTAACTGAAGGCATGACATGGAGAAATCCACCATTAATGCCGCATCAATTAGTTTGTATGGAACCTGGCAGTAGTGTTACTGAAGTAAGTACACCCGATAGTGTTGAAGATAATTATCGAATTGCTCCAGGTGATAGTCAAAAGTCTAAGCCACAAATAGAAACAGCATCACCCGAAGATGATGCTGATAATTCTGTAACTACTACCCCTTAAAAAAGATTAAGCCTGAGCTTCACCCCACTTAATAATAATATTAGCGTTAACAGCTGAACCTGATGTTTTATAAACGTTCAGTGCTAGTACGTCTGGACCATTTGGGAAAGTACCTCTACCACCTAGTGTAGTATTTGTAAGTTCTTTCAATTGTCCTAGATCCAATGTAGATCTTTCTCCAGGTTGAGCAATGAATGAGAACACTGTTTCTCCTGGCTGTGCGTATGGAGGTTGACTAAATGTAAAGTTAAATACATCTCCTGGACTAACTGTACCGTTGTATGAATTATTGAAGTTTACCTTGTAGTATTCAAGACTTGCTCCAAACAAGAACGGTCCTTCAATGTATGATACAGTGGTGTTAGATGGAAAAGTAATATCGCCTTGGTTAGTTGGCGCTCCACCCGAGTCACCTAAGTCTGTACCTGCTTTTGCTCCACTTGCCTCCCAAACTGCTTTTGTAAAGAACGCATAGTTAGAATTTGATATGTTACCACCTTTTTGGAATGTTTGCGTAGCACCGTTACCACTATTACTATTAGATCTTTGTGTAAAGTAAACTAAGTATCTACCATAAATTGTTTGGTCAATAATCTGCTGAATTGTAGTACCACCTGGGAAGAATTCGTTTCCTCCTCCGTCAGCATTAACTTCATCACCAACTTGTAAGTTAGCCGCTTCCCAACTATTTTGTGTAAAGTAAGCATAGTTTCTGTTTGTTCTAAATGACCACCATGGCATCAATTGTGCTGTTGTTGTAACCTGAGCCATAACTGCTGATGTACTATACGTTGCTGTATCACCACTGTTCCAGTTAGTAGAACCACCTGATGCTACTTGAGCAAAACTTGGCTGTCCACCTTGTGCTAGTCCTGACAATCCTGACCAACCAATGTCACTTGGGTTAAGTGGATAGTTCTGTGGATTCAAAATACCCTCAATAACTATACCGCCGTAAATGTTTGAATCGTCTGTTGGATCTTGTCCATCTGATGTAATCTCTAAACCTTGCATAAGCAACTGCGCTCTGTTTAATAGTTCTCTTTCACCTAAGTCTCCAACAATAGCGTTAGACACACTTGGTGCTAGTCTAAGTAAGAATGCTGTTTGTTTAGTTGTACTAATGTTTAGTCCTGTTTCTGTGTATGAGAAGATATAACCTCTATCTTCATCAAACATACCGTCTGTAATAAACGCTGAACCCCAGTGTGATATAAGTGGTGTAATTGTGTTACTAATTAAAATAACTCCAGTTCTAATATCGTGTCCGCTTGCCGCGCCTGCTGTATACTGTCTAGTTGCTCCAGCTTGGAAGTTCTGTAGGAACGTACCTCTTGTACAACCTGTAAGTGTATTTGTAGCAATATTATTACCTGTGAAGCTAATAATTTCATTGTCAATATATACTGTACCACTTGTTGGGAAGAACTTAGATTCGTTTAATGGTATTGTAGTTTGTACAGAATCCATTGCCGTTTTCAATGAGTTTGTAGCACCTTCGTTTGTAACTTCATAACGCACAGGCAAGTTACCTGAACGCATAAACGCTTCTGTGTTTACGTTTGAGTTACGCATTCTGTGACAGAATACAAAGTTACCATCAGCACCACGTGCCATCCAGTCAATAAAACCAGCACCATACCAACTG